GAGTGTTTCATGCCAAAGGTACACAGCGTGAGCAATCAGAAGAACTTTACTCAAATGATTGCATTGTTAGTGAAATTATTGCAATCACACCCCATATTAAGCCGATGTTCCAAAAGGTGTTGGAAACACTTGTTATGACAAAACCATATATTGAGAATGTAGCAAGTGGTATTGTTGCAAATCCTTTTGGTATTTAATTTAATGTTTAATCTGTAGCCCTAATTACAAATGTAGTTAGGGCTACTACTTTAAAATTTAAAGCTATGGTAAAAAAGGAAAGTTTAAAAGATATACAAGGTATGAAATTAAAAACTACAAATACTTTGTCATCTATAAATACTATTGCAAATGTTTTTGAACACAATAAATCTTTTCAAGATATTAAAGACGTTCAAGCATTAAGAATAAATAAAGATATAACTTTGGGAAAGTTAGCAAAAGATATTCAAGATATGAGCATGAATTTAGGTATTGAAATAGAGGCTAAATTAAGAAACGTATTGTATCTATTGCAAGATATAGATGATGATAAAGCCAAAAAAGCTTTTAAAATTATAGATGACCTTATTTATTAAGGTCATCTATAATTTTGTGTAACAAATTGTTTCACGGCTCAAACTCATGCTGCAAAGGACAAATGTTCAACTCATACACTATATAATTAAGTTGTACCTCATCCACTATATAATTAAGTTGTGCTACTTGCAAACTTCCTATGTTGTCGTGTAAGCGTTCATCATGGAATTAACGTAGCAGACTTTCTATATTGTCAGGTAAGTCTTTAAACTTTTGATATTGGCAATGTTGCAAATAGTCGTTGAGCAACTAAATATAATAACGATATAATTAATAAATAAGGAGAACTTATTATGAATAAATTTAAAATTAGACCTTATGATGATTATAAGGCTTGGGACACTGCTGAAACTATTGAAGAAGCAAGAGCTAAAAGAAGTAAACTTGCTATGTCTTTCTTTAGTAGAAGAGTTGTAATTGTTGATGAAAATGAAAATGAAGTTGAATAATAACATTGATTGTGAGGATATTTATGATAATATTGATGATTATGAATATCCTTATAATCATATAAATAGAGAAGGAGTTTAACTATGAATAGTATAAGAGTTTTATTAAATGCCGTAAAAGACAGTAATATTAAAGTTAATATTACTATGAATAATGGTATAAATGATAGATGTTATATTAGTCGTTTCACTGATGATAATCATGTTGCTACATATAAAGTTTTTGAATATTATTCTCAATCTAATCTTGAAATTAAAGATGAAAAGATTGTTGATGTTAATAATATTGTTAAAGTTGTAGCAATGGCTAATGATTAATAATGAAATGATGTAGATAAAAGTGTTGCTGAGAGTACTCCTCCTACTACACTTTTATCTTATCATTATTCTTACATATAATCATTCAAATACTATTACTTATGTTTCAATTCATAATACAATTGCTGATATACATATTAATACTTATATTTGTATTGTATATGATAATATCGGCATACTTTAAAGATAGAATAATAGACATTATTCAATTTATCTTATTGATAATCATTGTATTAGCAGTTATAATATATATCATATTACTATTATTTATGTCGATATGACGTATGATTATATGTCTGTTGATTATTTGATAGATTGATATAAAACAGAGAAACTTTTCTCTATTAGTTACAAACAAATAAACATTACTGATATGGAAATAACACATCAAATACAAAATATAAATGGAGAAGAATATTTAGTTCGTTTTGAGAATGGTCTTGTTGCTTTTAGAACTAAACTTTCTAATATTGATTTTAATCCTGAACATAATAAGTCTTGGTTAAAAGAACATTTTAAAGTTGTAAGTGTTACAAATGGTGTTGAAGATAGTATAAATAACGAATTTAATAAGTAAAATGAAAGAATTAAAATACATATTCTATATAACAGGATTACTAATGATTCTGTTTGTACTTTTTATGATAATGATGTTGTTATTTATTGATAATGATTATTGTCATAATAAGTTTGTAGCTAGTTTAGTTATTGCAGTTATAGGTTTTGCATCAATTACTGTTGGTGCTAGTTGTAGAACTAATAAATAAAATGATATGAATAAGAATATAATTATTGTACTTTTAAGTACTCTTTGTGTTGTACTTATGATTATAAGTTATAATGCAAGTATAAAAAATTATAACTATAAGCTTTATTATGAGAAAGCTGAAAAGCTTCTAGATGAAGTAGAAGAAGATAATGAGGCTTATTTTGATACTGATAGCGGTGCTGATTATCTCTATCAAAGAGATAAGATTAAATTAATGAATAGATAAACTTATAGTGTATTCTTTTTAAGAGTATTGCTTGTGAAAGTAGTACTCTTTATTATAATGATTTTAGAGTTAATAAACATATAAATAACAATTTAAAATAAGGAGAACTTATTATGGAAAGATTCTTTTTTAGAAGTAGCAGACCTAAAGATGGTATGACAGGTGTTATGCTTATCAGTTGTAGAAATTTAGCTAAGGCTAAAAAGTATGCTAAAGCTAAGTTTAAAGAGTATGGTTATAAAGGTAGAGCAGTTAGATGTGCTGCTATTACTATTTAATTATATTCTTGTATAGTTAATAAACATACACATGATGTTACAAATCATTAAATATGTTATAATAACCGCCCCGTAGAAGAACTTATTGATTATCTTTGCGTTATAATTAAAATTATACTATTATGACTGATAAAGATTTTGATAATGCTTCTATTGAGATTGACCAATATTGCGTAAATCACGATATTGATGATTATGATTTATTTGGTGAAATTATGGTTGAAGATAACAATGATGATTGTGACATTGAATTTGAGTAATTAATAATTAAATAAGGAGAACTTGTTATGACTAAAGAATTAAGTACTTCTGAGAAAAGTCGTAAGACTAAACTTAGTAAAAAGAGTGTTGAAGAATTAGTAAATATAATTCTTCGTAAAGATGACGTTGAAAGACATAAAGATAATCTTATTAAGGCTTTGAAGATAAATATTCAAGGTCTTGAAAAGAAAGTTGAAGCTATTAGTAATGATATTGCTAATATTGAAACTGAATATAATGAGCTTAAAAGAAGTAATTTTAATGTTATTAAAGATAATGCAAATTTTAAGACTCAGTAGAAGATAGTGAATATCAAATTAAGAAACTTAATAGAGTTATTCAAAAATCCAATAATAGTGCTATTAAGATGTTTGCTCTTGGTGGTGTTATTGGTTTTCTTGTAGCAGAAATTGTTGCACATTTATTCTAATATATCACTTTAAAACGTTTTTTGTGTGTTGTTTTTTTTTATTCCCAGTACCACTATTGCTTGTGAAAGTAGTAGTGGTTTTTTAATTTATTATGAAAACAAAAATAAGTAAGATAGTTATCAATGATGTCATATATGATGTTGTTGATGGTGGTACAACTTGTAAAGATTGTGCTATTAGAAATTTATGTATGATTAATGGTTTTGCTGATGGCATAAGTGTTGATTGTACTAGTGTTCACTTAGTTAATAAAGGAAGTTATGAAGAAACAAAATAAAATATATTCAATATCTAGTGGAGCATTTGGATATGATGATATACATATTAAACCAGATGATATTGTAATTGTTTGGCTTGATAATCATGGTTTTACTCATACATTTTATTGTATTGCTAATGAAGATATTCAAAATGCTATTAATCTTGTAAAGAAATCTAGAGATTTTAATAGTATTAAATATGTTATTATTAACAATTTAGATGTTAAATATAAGTATGACTGCTAATGTTCTTCCTTCACCTCCTGATACAATTGTTCTTCCTGACGATGTTTTAGCTGATATTTATAATGATATTGAAGCTGATTATTGGATTGAACAGGAGAAGTCAGGCTTATTGGATGTCGAATAATTTCGATATTTATCACTTTTTGTTAGGTTTTTGGCTCTTATATTATATTATTGAATAATCATTCAGTGATGTAATTTAAGAGCCATATAATTAAAAATAAAATATTAAATAACTATAGTAATGATATGGCAACTAAATATAAAACTTTACCTATAGGTACAATATTTACTTATAATGGTAATGAATATGAAGTTTGTGAAGATAATAATATTGATTATATATGTGATCAATGCGCCTTTAATGGAATTAATTGTGATATTATTAAAGGCATTAGAGGTAACTGTACTATAAGTGGTAGAACAGATTTTCATCAAGTATATTATAAATGTCTTCCACATCGTAGAGGTTATATTATTCCTTATAACTTTTCTCTTAATACTCGTAGAGGTTTTAAAACTATTTATTATCTTATGAGATTAAGTCAACATGATATGATTACTGTAATTATTGATATAATTAAAGTTAGACAGAAATCTATTGATATTATTCTTAATGCTTGTGATAAAATAGAAAAAGAGAATGATAATATTATTAAGTTCTTCTACGGGGGAGCTTAATGATTATATTTTAAGTTCTGCTAAGTGTAGTAATACGCTTATGGTGCGAAACCAAGCAGAACTACTAATCATCTTATTGATGACGCAATAAATATATTAATTAAACTTTTTGTAAAATGGCTAAAAAACATGATGAAAGAAAGGATTTGAGAAGTGTTTCACGTATTGCTCGTATTGATGGTAATCACATTATTGTAGGTGATAAATCTGTTGTAGGTATTCATACCTGGGGTAAGATTGATTTCTTAGTTCATTATTGTGGTTATCATGTTCATTATGAACGTGGAGCTAAAGCTTCTAATTTAAATTTTGATGAAGTTAATACTTCTGCAAGAGAAGCTAAAAAGATTCGTAAAGAACATAAACTAACTAATAAGAAGAAATGAGAATAGACCTGAGTAAAATCAAGTTACAACTAAAAATAGTTAAACCTACTAAGAAAGTTGTTCCTAAAGAAATTCCTCCTAAGAAACTTACTAAACTCATTAATGGTAAAGTTGTTCTTAAAGATGGAATTTATTCTTGTGTTATTTCTTATGATGAATTTGCTAATAGAATGTTTGGCAATATTAATGTTAAAGAAATAACAGATAATGCTCAATCTATTGAAATTCCTTTTACTGTTGAATCATTTGATATTAAATCATTTAAAACTATATTTACTAGAAATAAAAGTAAATTTGGTTATTTAAGTGTTGTCAGAACTGAAAGTCAAGCTATATTTGGTAATTGGTCTCCTGATGTATATGTTCCTTTTGCTCCTAATTGGATAGTTAGAGGTTGGATAGTTAAGATTAATGATAAACTTCAATTTAAGTTTAGAAATCTTGTTACTATTGCAGGACATAATTATAATTATAGAGGTTTACTTGATGATGATGAATTTGAATGGTTTAATAATAATTTTAAAAATAAGAAATGAATATAGATGAGAAACTTAGTATTGCTAATGGTAAAAATCCAGCTAGTATAATTAATCTTACTAATGACCAAAGAAAAGCTTATAATGAACTGATTAAATTTATAGATAGTCCTTATAATGAAAATGATTATAAGAGAGCTTTAATAGGTGCAGCAGGTGTTGGAAAAACCTATTTAATTAAAGCTCTTTTAAAGAATTGTAATCTTTCTTATTCGACTATTGGTTTATCTGCTCCAAGTCATAAAGCTTGTAGAGTATTACGTGATAATATTATAGGTATTCCATGTTCTGTAAATACAGTTCAAAGTGATTTTGGTCTTAGACTTAATTTTGATATAGATAAGTTTGATATTAATAATCCTCCTTTTGATCCTAAAGGTCATGTTAAGGTTGATTCTTATTATCTTTATATAATTGATGAAGCTTCTATGATTAATAGAGACCTTCTTCGATTTATAGAAAAATATCTAAAGAAAGCTAAGTGTAAGATTATATATTGCGGTAAATAATATTGCCGATTCCCTTTGAATTGCTGGAAACTCGTGAAGATAGTAGTGCTACAACATAAGATGAAAATCTAAGTGTGAATGCTTGAAAAACTATTATTATATGACAATCAGCAGCCAAGACCCTTAATATTGCTAGTGATAGTAGTATGGGTAAGGTTCATCGACTATTCCTTATGGAAGTAGGTTTTAATATTTATTAATTCCGAAGTGGAGGGAGTTGATATTTGTATCAATTTGTTACTTTTGTAGTATTAATTTAAATATTGGTTATATGAACAAATTTGGAAATTTAAAATTAGTTTTAAAAACAAGTAAAGTTAGTACTGCAAAACACGTTACACCTTTATCTCAAGGATATAATACTTGTGATTTAAATAGAATTTGTGTTTATGAACATTATTATAATAATGAAAATAAACCTTTTTATGTAGGTCAAGGTACTATTAGGAGAGCTTTTATTTTAACAACTAATAGAAATGTCGGTTGGAGAAATAAAGTTAAAGATGTAAGTTTAGTTAAAGTTAGAATAGTTTCAATAGATATAACTATTGATGAAAGTATTAAACTTGAGACTAAACTTATAGCTAAATATAAAAGAATTGAAGAAGGTGGAACATTAGTAAACGGAAATGATGGTGGTTTATCTATAGGTAATAAAGGAAAAGATAATTATTTTTATAATAAACATTTTTATGGAAATAATAATTCTAATTATGGAAATAAATATAATCTTAATCCTTTATCTATACCTATTATTCAAATAGATATATTAGGAAATATAGTTAAAGAATGGTCTTCTAATACAGAAGCTAGTGAAATTTTAAATATATGTCCTAATTCTATTCTTGGTTGTTGTAAAGGTAAAAGACATATTGCTGGAGGCTATCAATGGATTTATAAGAAAGATTATAATGAAAATAAAGATTATACATATATTCCTGGTAAAACAAATAATAGAATTACTATATGTATAGATATTTATGGAAATTATATTAAAACTTATTATTCTAATAAAGAACTTCTAACAGATGGATTTAAGCCTAGTAATGTAAGCCAAGTTTGTAATGGTAGTAAGAAAACACATAAAGGTTATATATTTAGAAATTTCTTTACTATGGCAAGAGAAAATAAAGATAAACTTATAAATGAAAATCTTGTAGATATAACAAGATATTGTGATACAAATAATTAACAAGATATAGTCAGCCTTAATTTGAAAGAGTTAAGATAAGCGGATGACCATCAGCTTTCTCCTATTAACGAATATCGTTCAGAAGCTTTTTCTGGATGTAAATCTTATAAACTTACTCAAATTGTTCGTCAAGATGATGATAATCCTATTCTTCCTCTTCTTGATATGCTTCGTTATGATATTGATCATAAATCTTTTAGTTTCCTTAATTATATTGCTACTCATAGAGAAAGTTTTGATGAAGGAAATACTAAAGGATTTAAGGTTATGTTTTCTAATGAGTTTCAAGAAGAAGTTGAGAAACAATTTAATGATGAACAAATTACTAAAAATACAGATTTTGTTAGAATAGTTGCTTATACTAATATAGCTGTTGGTAATTGGAATAAGTTTGTAAGAAATAGTATTATTAAAGATGCATTCAAATCTATAATAACTAAGAATGATTTATTTACTTCTTATGTTACTATTGTTGATAAATTTAATGATCCTATTATTCGTAATAGTGAAGATTATATTGTTCACGATGTAGTTAATTATTTGCATCCTGATTATAAAATTAAAGGTTTTATGGTTAAGTTTCAAGCTATTCACGGTGGTGCTATAACATCTCCTTTATTTGTTCTTGACCATACTGACCAATTTAGTTTACAAATATATTGTAAACTTAGTGAACAAATGATTCAAGATGCTAGAAATGCACCTAATTATAAAAGAGCTGGAAAATGGAAACATTATTATGAATTTAAAGAATCATGTCTTCTTCTTATTAATATAGCTAAACCTGATGGTACTATTATTTATTCAAGAGATTTAGATTATGGTTTTTCGATTACTAGTCACAAAAGTCAAGGCAGCACTTATGATACTGTAATGGTTGATGTTAATGATATTGTTTATGATAAACATGGAAACCCTTACACTAATGCTGTTGATATTAATAAAAGACTTTATGTTGCTTGTTCTCGTTGTCGTAATAAATTGTTTATCAGATATGGTGCTTGATTGTTGAAAATTGGATTTTTGACAGTTTATTTCAATTAAGAACTATTCTGAATACATTTGTTATTGATTAATCGACCTTTTAAAATGAAGGCTTTATATGTAAAATTTAAAAATTAAATAAAATGTGTAATACAAGTAATAATAATCTTTCTTTTAAAGAACGTGTACAATGTTACATTAGTAAAAAGGAAGAAATAGAAGCTGAATATAAGAGTAGAATGGAAGATCTTAACAAAGAAGCTTCTGCTGATATTATCGCTAATTGCCCAATCAAAGTTGGTGATGTATATTCTATTGACGTTGATAGTGGTTATAATAAGTTTAAACAACAATATTATAAAGTTGCTAAACTTGATGCTAGAGCTGATGGTACAGTTGTTGCTTATGGCTATAAACTTAGATTAGATAAAACTTGGGGTAAACGTGATAATATTTTTATATTTGTAGCTTCTATATATAATAACTATAGTACTGGTCATTATACCAAAGTAGAAGATTATGTTGAACCTGTTAAAGATTAATTGATTATGAAAAAGAAGTGATAAAATTAAAGCTCGTAAACGTATTGAAAATGGTTGTAACTTTCCTAGTCTTATGACTATTAGTAAATACCCTGGTCGTAAATGTCATTAATATACTTTTTTGCAACCTTATGATTTATAACGTATGTAATGACTGTGCTCTTAGACTATTTAATGATAAATGTCATTGTCTTGAAGGTGTTGGTAATCCAAATTATGGTACACTTATAGTTGTTCCTAATGTTGATTATAATGCTTATAAAAATAAAGGCATGACATTTAGTAAATATGTTGAGATAATAAATGAAGTATTAAGTCCTTCTACGGGGGGGCTAGAAGAATATTATGTTACTCCTTTAATTAGATGCAAATTATATGATGAATGTCCTATTGATAGAAGAATGATTATTAATTGTTCTGTTCATACATTTAAAGATATTCATAAATATAATTTTACTAAAATTCTTCTACTTGGTAAAGCTTCTGAATTAATTAATATTGATAATATTGGAGATAATATTAATAAAATATTTATTGGTATTAATAATGAACTACGTGGTTATTCAGTTAATTACTCTCCTTTTATTAAATATATTAATGAAGATAAGTTTGAAGTTTTTAAAGAACATCTTATTAAATGGTATAATGCAAATAAATATAATAATTATAATGGATATGAAGTTAATGTTGTATGATACATAGTCTTGCTACTGATATTGAGATTTTTCAGAATCTTTTTAGTGCAACTTTTGTTGACCTTCAAGATTATCTTAAAGTATTTAAAGATTGTGGAGAAAAAGCTCTTACTGAATGTTTAACTGTAGCCGAGATTGAATCTAGACTTGATAAAGTTAAATCAGATATATTTTACATAAGTGATACAGATGATAGTCAATTACTTTCTTTAGTTGAATATATTAATTCTAAAGAAGCTCATTTTGAGAATGATGTACCTGTTCGTTATGATGTATTTGGTTATAACAATCAATCTTATGATGATATGCTGTTTAAAGCTTTTATGATGTATTTTAATCGTTTTGATAATACTAAACAACTTATTACTAAACTTAAAGAAGTTAGTGATAAAATTATTAGTCTTCAAGATGATAAAGATGCATTTTGGAAAGATAGAGAACTTGATTTGATTCGTAAATATCCTCTTCCTTGGGCTACTGTTGACTTGTTTAAAGTTTATGCTCTTAATTCTGCTGGAGTTAATATTGATAAAGACAGTGGTGAAAGAAAAAAGTTTGGTAAATCTCTTAAACAAGTAAGTATTAATCTTAAATGGCATAATCTTCTAGATTTTAAACTTCCTCCTATTGATGATGAAGAAGGTGATGTATATAGGAAAAAAGATGCTTATCGTGGTATGACTAATGAACAACTTAATCATTTGATTACTAATGATTTTGATAGGTATATTCTTCCTAAGTATGTTGAACCTATGCTTCATTATAATAAGAATGATGTATATCTAGTTTGTGAAATTGCTAGACAAAAGCCTGATGAGATTAAACTTAGATATTCTTTAGGTGCTGCATTTAATCTTAATCTTTTATGTGCTGCTAGAAGTAGTATTGCAGATAAACTTTTATATAAGTTTTATTCTGAACGTAGTGGTTTAACTATAGATAAATTTAAAGATTTACGTACTCAAAGAACTGCTCTTAGTTTTAATAAAATAATATTTCCTCATATATGTTTTAAAACTAAACAACTTCAAGATTTACTTGAAGATATGAAGAAAGTTGTTATATATAGAACTAATAAAGATGCCTTTGAAAAAGTAATTCAATTTTATGGTACTACTTACACTATTGCTACTGGTGGTTTACATTCACAAGATAGACCTGCTGTATTAACAAGTACTGATAAATATACATATGTACATTATGATATAAGTTCATTTTATCCTAGTGTTATGGTTGCATATAATATTGCTCCTAAACATCTAAATAATAATGTATTTGTTAAAATGGTTGATTATTTTCGTCTAACTCGTATTAAATGTAAACATACTAAAGATGAAGATGGTCTTGTTGTAGCTGGTGTACATAATAAGTTAGCAGCTGAAGCTTTGAAAATTGTTATCAATGCAATTTATGGAAAGTTTGGCTTTGAAATGTTCTTTCTTTTCGATAGATTTGCGCAGATGCAAGTAACTATCAATGGACAGTTAATGGTAATGATGGTAGTAGAAGCTCTTGAACTTGATGGTATTCATGTTGTTAGTGCTAATACTGACGGTATTATTGTAAAGCTTCCTAAAGATAAAGAAGAAAATTTTAAACGTATAACTGATGATTGGTGTGCTCAAAATAAACTAGGTGCAGATTCAGAACGATATAAACTTTTTGTTACTAGAGATATTAATAATTATTTTGATATTCAAAGTAATGATAAAGTTGAATATAAAGGTGGTCTTGACCCTAAACAATATCTTAAAGATTTGAAAAAAGGTTATGATATGCCTGTAGTTGCTAAAGCTGTATTTGAATATTTTGCACATGGTACTCCAGTTATGGAAACACTTCGTAATCATAAAGATATTCTTGATTTTTGTAAAACTCAAAATGTAGGTAAACAATTTGAAATTGTTTATCAAAAAGTAGAAAATGGAAAAGTAATTGATATTCATAGTCAACGTCATGTTCGTTTCTATGTTTCTACTAAAGGAGTTATTATAATGAAAGAGAATGTAAATAGTAATCAACGTAGTGTTTTAGCTAGTGGAAAACCTGTTATTATTCTTAATAAACTTGATGATAAAGATATATCTCTTCGTAATATAGATTATAAATATTATTATGAAGAAGCTTATAAGATTATTAATCCTATTAAGCTTGGTATTAGTCCTAATCAAAAAGGTGATAAGAATAAGAAAACTCTTAGTGGAAAAGCTCTTTTAAAGAAGAACTTTGGTTTGTATAATAGTTTATTTGATAATGAAGATATGGAACAATGACAGAAGAAAAAATTATTGATGAAGCTGTCGAAACTTGGAATAGTCGTATAGGTAATGGTACTATGATTATACCTCCTCCTTTAGATAGTTTAAAACCTATTTATAAAATTCTTCCAAGACTTTTTAATAGAAGTCCGACTGCAAGTGTAGTAATTGTTGTAGATGATTTTAGTAATAAAGAAACTGTTAACAATTATCTTACTCAACAAAACAATATCTATGATGCTATATTTAAAAGATTTATAAGTAGTGGTAATATAAAGATTCTTAGTATTGATTGGATTAGTGATAATATTAATCAATATAATCCTTTACTTACTATTATTTATAATCCTAGTGGTTTCACTTTTGCTCATCTTGGTTTACTAGATAAAAGTAAATTTAAACTTATTATTCTTGGTAAAACTATAAATAGTAAAGATAAAGATTCGTTTTGTTCTATGTGTCCTATTGTTAAAGAGGTCACTCAAGATGAAGTTGATAGTTCTCGTACTAACCCCCCCGTAGAAGAGTATAGGATTCCTATTTCTATTGATGCTGATAGTGAAGATGCTAAACTTCTTGAGTATTATAATGATAATATTCGTGTTAGTATTAATATATTTGGTTGTCTTGAAAATCTAAAGAAAGCTATGAGTGGAACAAGTAATAATGATTCTGCTATGGCATATTGTGATGCTCTTGCTAGAGACAATGGCTGGAGCGAACATTTAGATATGACTACTGAGTATAATCAACAGATAGATAAACTTTATAATCCTATTGCTATTCAGGAGAAAGCTAATGTCACTTATGATATGATTAGAAAACGTAGTAAACTTGTTGCTAATTATTCATATAAGATTAATGCTATTACTGAAATTGTTGGAAACAATGATAATAAAAAGATTCTTATTATTAATAAGTTTGCAGATATGGCTAATGACGTAGCTAATAATTTAAATATAGCTAATAGTAAAATTATTTGTAAAGCTTATCACGACAAGCTTGAATCTATTCCAGCTGTAGATATTGATGGAAATCCTGTTTTCTATAAAACTGGTGCTAAGAAAGGTAAACGTAAAGTAATGGGTGTTACTTCTCAAAAGAAACTTTATCAAACTATGTTTAATAAAGGAGATATAAATGTTTTATCTGTAACTAATAGTCCTGATAAAGAACTTAATATAGATGTAGATATTATAATTATTACTTCTCCTTTGTGTGAAGATATTAAATCTTATCTTTATAGACTTAGTAAGATAAACTTTAATACACCTATTATATTATATACTCTTTATTGCAAGAATACATTAGAAGAAAAGCAATTAGAAAACAAATCAATGGATAGTAATCACAAATTAATAAGTGTTGATACTCCAAATGTTAAACTTGATGTTAATTCTAATTATATTGTTGTAGATTGAGATAAAACTTCTTATCTTTGCATCAAAAATAAGAAATAACTTATTAATGCTCTTTGAAAATAATGAATAAAGATGAAAGTACAAACAATCGTACAATGGTTGTTAAACGTAATGAAACTGACACTGCTCTTGCTAATGTTAATCTTCTTGATGAAAAAGGTATTGCTCAAGCAGAGTTTTTTCTAAAGAAGATTCTTACAAGTGATAAAAGTGGTCTTAAAAGCGTTCAAGATGGTTTAGCCATTATGATGAGAGCTAAAGACTTAAATTTGCCTTTTAGTACTTGTATAGAACATATTCATGTTATCAATGGTAAGACTGGTGTTGATGTTCATATAGTTAAAGCGTTATTACTGAGGGCAGGTATAGTCTGGAATTGTACTAAAGATTATGTACCTCAGTATCAATATACTGACGGTAATACGATTTATCTAGAAACTCAACTTCCCGATTATGTTGTTAAATGTCGAAATGCTAAAGAAGCAGAAGAAAAGACTAATGATGATGTAGTCGGTGTTTATCCTCTTAAATATTATGCTGATTTAAAAGGTAATAAATATGATGAATTTCAAATTAGTAATAAATGTGTTAAGTGTATTAATAAAATACAAGCTATGAAAGTTGCTAGTGAAGGTCAATTTCCTGTAATTAGAATAGCTGCTCAACCAATAGATTTTGTTACTGAATATGAACTTCATAGATTTAAGAGTATAAATGGTAAAGTTGTTGAAATGACGTCTAAAGGACATTTTAGTTATAGTGAAGCTGCTGCTGCTGACCTATTTACTAAAGATACTTATAAGAAATATCCTAGAATACTTATTGGTCATAGAGCCTTTATGTATGGAGCTAGAGATATAGCTAGTGATTATCTTATGGGTGTAATGTCTGATGATGAGATTATGGAAGTCATTGGAAATACTAATCTTGATTCCGATGATTTTATAAATGTTGAAGAAGTTAATTCTTCTAATCAAGATTAAACTAATGCTCGTAGTGAGCAAACAATTAATAATATTATTAACAATTAAAATTTAAAGATTATGAAATTAGGTAATGTATCATTCGGTTTGGATTCTCTTAATGTTGTAGCTAGTGGTGTTAAGACTTCTACAGTTAGTAATGAACCTCAGCTTGTAGCTCTTTCTACAAAGGGTGGTTTTGCTATCACTCCTGCTGTTTCTAAGGCTCTTAATCTTGCTAGTGGTGATAACATCATGTTTGTAAACAATAGTTCTTGGGCTGAGAATGAAGTTGCTCAGCGTACTGATCAGGTTGTTGCTATTGCTCAGGAGAATGGTCTTGACCTTGATAATCCTGTTGATGCACAGGCTATTGTAACTGCTCTTACTAAGTGGTTTATTGGTAAGGCTTATGCTAAGAAGACTAAGACTGGTAAGGATGTTATGAGTCCAGTTCGTTTGTCTGCTGAGGAGAAGGCTGAACTTTTGAAGTCTCAACTTCCTGATATTGTAGCTAATAATCGTGAGGCTCTTATTGAGCAGTTTGGTCTTGCTAGTGATGCTTCTGATGAGGAGATTGCTTCTCATGTAACAGTTGATAATATTGCTACTCCAGAAGCTCCTGCTTATGTTGGTGCTAAGCTTGCTTCTAATGGTAATGTTCCTGGTGTTGGTTTGAAGTTGTCTTTCTCTGATACTTCTACTTGGGAGCAGATGAAGTCTGACCTTGAGGATAAAACTGCTGTTAAGCGTGTATTCGATATTGATTTGAAGGGTCGTGTTGTTGTTAAGCTTAACAATGGTTATGAAGATGTTGATGTAACTCTTTATCCTGTTGGTGATTATACTGATGAAAAGCCAGTTCGTGTTGGTAAGAAGTCTGCTGATACTGATGCTGAGGCTGCTGAGTAAGCATTAATAAGCGATTTTCATTATAAGGGAATTGATTAAGTTCAGTTCCCTTTTTTAAACTCAATTTTTAAACAATAAAACTTAATTAAGTTATGACAAATGAAAAGGAAAGTGCAGCAGTAGTTGCAAATGGTGCTGCAAAGAAAGTAAATCGTAGAGGTATTAATAACAGTCGTCATGCAGTTAATCGTCTTAAATTTCACGAAAAAGATGCTGCAAGTAATGGTTTGTTTGTTGCTCATCTTGATTCTGTATCTGTAGATTGGAGCGTTAATGCTGAAGCTAAAGCATTTACAGGTCTTAGAGTTCCTCGTCTTACATTTACATTTGCTAGTAATCATACTAATGTAAATGAAAGACGTTATATTGTTAAGACTTTGTTCCCTGTTGAGAGTAATGTTGATACTATTCCTGACGGAAAAGATGCTTGGCAAGTTGATAATGTTCTTAACTGGGCTAAGCATATTCTTGATGTGCTTTATTTCAAGGGTCGTGAAATGACTCCTGAAGAGGAAGATGCTTTAACTCTTACTTTCGAGGACTTTACAGAAGATGAGAATGGTAACATTCAGTATGTAGCTATTGAACCACAAAGTGTAATTGATGGTTATCGTCATGTATTTGAGAATGTAGCTGCTATGCTTAATGGAACGTTTAATCTTGCAGATGGTGAGACTGCTAAGCCTTGTTATAAAGATGCAAATGGTAATCCTGTTTCTCTTTGGATTAAACTTCTTCGTGCTGTTCGTAATCGTAAAGGTGATTGGACTAATGTAGATAAAGGTGGTGAATTAAGTTTCACTGGTTTTGTTGGTAGTGGAGCTATTGAGGTTGTTAAAGGTAATAATCCTCCAGCAATTCTTCGTATTGATGCAGCTAAGGAATCTATTACTCCAAAGCAAGTCAACAAAGCTCCTTCTATAGGTATGCCACAAATGCCTGGTGCTGGAGCTGGAATGGCAATTCCTGGTATGCCTAATGCTGGCAATAATAATCCTTATGTAAATGCCGCTTTTGAAGGAACTAGTGATGACATGCCTTTCTAAAGATGTAACTATTCATCCTTAGAATGATTCTACTAATAGGTTCTATAATTTAATTGTTTGGGGTAATGCAAGAAATTGTATTACCCCTTTTTTTCTTTTGCTGATAATATGAAACGTAATGTTAATACTTCTCGATTAACTAAAGCTTTTATCGAATCTCGTATAAGTCAAGAAGATATTGTAAGTAAATATCTTAATATTCCTATTGAAACTGTTCATAATTGTATTGAACATAATAATCTTATCAAGTCTGTATTTAGAGACGATGATACTGATGGTAGTATGGGAATTACTTATAATAGAAAAGGCAGACTTAAAGTTAGAGATTTTGGAGGTTTTGGCTTTTTTGAAGATGTGTATGGTGTTGTGGCTTACGTTCTTAGTGTTGCATACGAAAGACCTATTAGTACTGATAACAAGCAAGATTTCTATTTTATTTTAAAACATATTTATAGAACATTTGCAGATGTAATAGATAATCGTGAACATGATTATTCTGTAGATGATGAAATAAAAAATGCTTTATTTAAAACTAGAAGTCGTAAAGCTATTATTGAAATTGTTCCACGTTCATGGAATAAAGAAGATAAAGCTATATGGGATAAATGGGATGTAAATTTTGCTTATCTTAATACTAATTTTGTAATTCCAGTTGACCAATATTATATTAATCGTGCTTCTAATTCTGATCCTAAATATAGATATAGTAGTAAAGACCCTTGTTATGCTTATATGCTTGGACAAAATAAACAAGGTATTTATTTAATTAAACTATATTTTCCTCTTAGAAATAGACATATTGATTTAAAGTTTATTACTAATTGTAATGTTCTTGAAGGTCTTTTAAATCTTGAACTAGATAATTATGATTATATTATTATTACTAAAAGTAGTAAAGATAGACTTAGTTTAGGAAGTCATTTAAGTAAGAAACCTTTCTACGGGGGGGCTGGTAAACTTCTTAATATAGGTGTCATTAATTTACCTAGTGAAAATTATAGACTTAAAGCAAATGAATATGAATGGATAAAAAAGAAACTTGCTGATGATGGAATGATACTTAGTTTTCTTGATTTTGATAGAACTGGTCGAGAAGGTGCTAAATATCTTCTTGAAACTTATGGTATTCATTATTTATTCATTAGTCGTGGTGAATTTGGTCTTGAAAATTATGAATGTAAAGATTTTGCTGATTTACATGATAAATATACTAAGAATGAAATAGATACTTTTATTAAAGAAACTATTAGATATGTCGAAATTAGATATAAAAACTCAGAAATGGGTGATACCAATGCCTATTATCAAAGAATATCGGACTGTGAACTCCCGTACTGAACGTAATGGTGTTGCTTATATAATGACATATATTAGTGATAAAGAAGAACTTGAACTTGATAATAATCATGCTATTAAACTTAAAAGAGGAAAAGACACTTTTGAAATAGAAGCTTATAGACAGAACGTTATATGTTATGGAAATATAGATTTTACTACAAATAGTGAAGATTATATTACTCTTAGAGATTTAATTCCTTTTAATAAAGTTGTTCATATTCCTATAGATTATGATTTAGCAACTCATTGTTGTTATAGTCCTAATAAGTCTTATAGAACTTGTGAATGTTCTGATATTGCTAAAGTATGTCAATATAATTATGGTGTATTAGGTAAACCTGATAAAGTTATTATATTTAAAGATTACTAATATGATTGATTTTCCTATTCCTAAGAAATATACTATGCAACTTGATAATATAGACAAGAAACTTTGTTCTGGTTATGTTGCAAGACTTGGTATTGATGGAGCTATAGAAAGTCAATTTAAGCGTCTTGATTGTTCTAGAGTTAAAGATGGTCTTAGACTTATGCAAACTATAGGTGTTCCTTATACTTATGAAATGTCTAAACTTGCATTCATACTTTATACTTATCTTTCTGAAGATGAAGAATATAAACTTAAAACTTATCTTGATAGATTAGTTCAACTTCATAAAGATAATCTTAAATATGAAGAGACAAATCCTCCTATTGTTTATGATAAAAGTAAAAAAGTAAAAAATGCTCGTACTCCTCGTAAGAAAGCAAAAGAAGCAACTCTTGAAGGTTTTGAAAAACCAAAAAGAACTACTGCTAAATCTTTAAATGCTGATATTAAAGCTGCTATTCTTGGAAATATTAAACTTCAAATTAAATGATATTATATAAAAGAAATGCTAAAGGTGAACCGTTATATTGGAATATAGATCAATCTGAAGCTGGCGGTATAAATCTTCATTATGGTGCTGTTGGTGGTCACGACCATTATCAAATAATTCCTCAAAAGCTTATTAAAGCTGATGAAATTCAATCTAGAATTAAAGCTAAACGTAAAGAAGGTTATAAACTTCTTTCTGAGCTTAAAGACAACGGTCCTGACACTATTGAAGATAGCATTAGTTTAATTAATTATCTCAATGCTTATCTTCCAAAGAATAATACTACAAGTGATGGATTTATTCTTCCGATGCTTGCTAAAGTTCTTAAAGATGATAAACCTTTTGCTAAGAAAAGTTTTATAGGTCAATGGAAGATTAATGGTGTTAGATGTATTATTGGAGCTATTGCTACTAAAGATATATTTAAACCTGTTTCTCTTCGTTATTGGTCTAGAGAAGGAACTGAATGGACTAAAAAGCTTTCTTGGATGGATGATGTAATTCTTCCATGTATAAACACTGATTTGCTTGATGCTATGATTGAAGAAGGTGCTTGTCTTGATGGAGAACTTTATATTCCTGGGCAAACTGTCAATAATATTAATAGTTTTGTTAAGAATGTAAATTTACCTCAACATAAACTTCTTCAATATTGGTGTTATGATGTTCTAATTGAAAATATGCCAACAACTATTAGAAATAATATTAGAATTAATGGTATTAAAAAGATTTGTTATGACTATAATGATATTACAGAACATCTCAATAATAAAAGTCAATTAGTTCTTCTTCCTAATATAAACATTGATTGCTTTGATACTGCTACTAGATTTAGAGATAAGTTTATTAGTCTTGGTTTTGAAGGTCTTATTTTAAGAGATCCTAATGCTGAATATCAATTTGGTAAACGAAACTCTGCTATGTTTAAGTATAAAAGAATTGATGATGGTAAATTTAAAATTATTGATATTGTTCCTGAAGGAGTTAGAAAAGATTTATGTAAACTAGTTCTTCAGAATGATATTAATGATAATCAATTTGAATGTACTATAAACGCTAGTCATGCTTATCAAGAAATTATTCTTAAAGAAAAAGATAAATATATTGGTAAATATGCAAGTGTAGAATTTCGTGAGAGAAGTGGCGTTAATAAAGTTCCTTTTCACGCCAAAGCTATAACAATTAATAATTAAACTATGAATCTTAATGCTTATGATAACGTAGATGAATCTATTGTAAATAAAACTAGGATAGATCCTTATTATAGGAAACTTTACAGTAGAGAAATGAAATTCTATCCTTATTATACTATTCTAAAACGTTTTAATGCTAAGATTAATAAAGATGAATATTATCTTGCTCTTAGTAATGAAACTGATGATGGTCACGATTGGAGAAGTACTTCTGTTTATAAAGAAGGTATTAAAGTTTCTCTAACTGAGGTTTGGAATAAAACTTCACTTAAAAATCTTACTTCTACTATTTATATTATTACAGATAAAGTTCAAGAAGATAATGATAGTGTAGTTTATCGTCTATACATATAGATTGTCACTATAACCGCCCCGTAGGAAATATTCGCATATATGCAGTTTTTCTTTTACGTGAGCGGTTTTATTATGTCCGCAATATAATTAATCAGAAATGATTATATTTGCAGACAGACAGAAAATTAAAATATTAAATAAAATGAATAATTATAAATCTGCTTAAGATAATGCTTTAAATGGATATTTAGCTGGTATTTTTATACTAGCTCTTCCATATATTATTATAGGAGTTTTAATGATAGTTTATAATACTATCAAGTATAATATTTTATAAACTTATAATATTAAAGATATGGTTAAAAGTAAAGTAGGTGCTGAACCTAAGAAAAGAATTAAACATATATTTTGTCAACATGAAGGTATTCACGAAGGTATTCATCGTGATGAACCTGGATGGTTTGAAAGTAATTATCATCCTTATTGTTTTGGTTATGGTTATTTCTTCCATAGAGGAAGTAGTTTAGGTGAAAAACTTACTCCTGAATATATTAAAAAACATTGGGATGAAGAAGGTTGGTATGGTTCTCTTAAGAATCATTGTATGGCAATTATTGACCGTAAACGTAAAATAGCTATAATTAAAGTAGATACTGAATATGCTTGGAATATTGAAAAAAGTCTTCCTAGTGATTATACTATTTATAAGGTTGATGAAGTTATTCCTGTTTATGATATAACTGAACCAAAGAATAAGAAGATACTTATTAATATGTATGCAAAGTATCTTATTAAAAAGTATCTTGAAACTTTCTATAATGAATATAAAGTACTTAATACTATAAGTAAACAAATTCCTGAACATACATATGTTTCTTCTAGTAGAGCTAAATATTTTGAAGAAATTAAAGGTCTTGTTGAGAAATATAATAGACTTATACCAAAACATAAACCTTTATGTGATAAAGTAATTTATATTAGTGACTATAATGTTGAATTTCCTTCAATTAATGATATTCTTAATGACAATTTGTTTGATGATAAACAAAAACTTCATATTAAGAAATGTAAGTTCTATACAAAGTACTGTCTCCATAAAGGTATTAATTGGAAACAACTTAATAAAAATTGGTCTGATGAATATGTTAATGAAGTAAAGGCTAAAGATAAAGCTTACTATGAAGCTTTTATTAAAAGAGCAGAAAAATTTAAAATTATAGCAAAGAATAATTATGAAGAAGCTTTAGCTAAATTAGATAATAATATTAATGATTGGAGAAATGGAGATAAAATACAAAATGTTAAATATACAGATTATTATATTGATGAAAATAAAAGACGTATTACTTCTATATCTCGTGTATTAATTAATAAATTTTCTAATACTCAACTTAGACTTAAACCTGGTAAACCTAATTGGGTTGAAACTAGTCGTGGTGCTATAGTTCCTCTTGAAACTGCTATTAATGTATTTAATAGATTATATACTGATTGTATTCTTAGTGGTAAAACTGAATTTACATTTAATTCTGACCAATTTAAAATAGGTTCATTTTGTGTTTCAAAATGTATGTATGTAAATAAATTTGCTGATAATTTAAATGTTGGTAAATTAGGAAATAAAGAATGGATTTTTACTATAGGTTGTCATCATTTATGGTTTGATGATATTAAAGATTTTGCTAGATATTATAATCTGCAAGATAAACTTAGTTTTCCTCTAGATAAAACTACTGCTGAATGTATGGAGAATCATTTAATTTATTTATCTAATAGAAAAACTATTGAATCTGTAGGAACAATTAATGTTTAATATAATAAAATAATAATTATGACAGAAAGTGATTTAAAGTATTGGAAAGCTACTCTTAATAAAGTAGTTCCAGATTATCTTGTTACTCCTGAAGTTGTTGCGTTACGTGACCAGCAAAATAAAATGCTTAATCTTATGGCTAAAAAGAATGCTGATTATGGTAATGCTTTCAATAAAGGTTGTGATAAACTAGGCTATAGATATGGTTTAGCTAGAATGTATGATAAAGCTAATCGTTTGATTCATCTTATTGAAGATGATTTTCAAGGTTATAATAATCCTAATGTTAAAGATGAAAATATGTTTGATACTATTCAAGATTTAGGTAATTATTGTAATATGTTATTAGCTTGGTTACATACTACTGTTGAAGGTGAACCTAGCATACCTTCTACGGGGGGTCTAGAAACAGTTTTTATTGATATTTCTACCCTTATTAAAACAGATAAATTAGTTCTTATTGAAGAAACTAGTAAGAAAGATGTAACTAATGAAATTATAGCTGCTTATGGTTTTGAACATCTTTGCAGAGATAACGATGGATATGTATATAATTTATCTGCTGATGATAAAGAAATTCCTGTTACTAGCGAACATAAAGAAAATGTAATTGCTATGTCTCCTGAAGATTATGCTGCTGGAAAAGATTTTGTTAAACGTAAAAAGTAAATAATATGATTAAAGTTGTAAATCCTAGTGTTGAAATTTGGAATCAAGAAGGTTATACTCTTGATGCTATTTGGAAACATATTGCACGTTGTGCTAGAGTTTGTTATCAAAGTACTCCTAAAAATAATGGTGAAACTGATTATGGTTTTATAGTTAGAACTCTTCTTAAAGGTATAGATGTTATAAATCAACCTTATGATATTGAAAAACTTAAAACTTGTCATTTAAGTGTACTTGAGCATGGTACTGTTCATCTTCGTTATCCTTTATATGTTCCTAGAGCTAATGTTCAATTTGAACGTAGGCTTAAATATAATAAATATAGCAAGTTTTATATAGATGAAAAAGACTATGCTTATGTTACTACTAATATGAGAGTTTTAGTAGAAAATGGTTGGATTGACGAACTTGAATTTATTGATGAAATTCATAATAATGAATATAATCTTATAAATAGATGTACTCTTAATTTTATAACAGATATTGGTGCTAGTCGTGAAATTAATCGTCATAGAGTTAATAGTATTAGTGAAGAAAGTACTAGATATTGTGCTTATGACAAATGTAAATTTGGTAATGGAATAACTGTTGCTAAACTTCCTTGGGTTCCAGATGTTGACCCTAATGATGAAGGTCATGGTTACAATGAAGGTTTCTTTAATGATAATGAAATTTTTCATGATAATAGAATTGAAGAAAAATATACAGATAATTGGACTGCTGTAGATTGGTTCTTATATGGTCTTCAAATTTGTGATTTAGTTTATCGTAAAACTCGTGAACTTGGCTGGACTGCTCAACAAGCTAGAGAAATTCTTCCTCTTAATACTAAAACTCAAGTAATTCATACTGCTTTTGTTGACGATTGGGAACATTTTATAGATTTGCGTTCTAATGGTGTTAGTGGAGTTCCTCATCCTATGGCTAAGGAACTTGCTGATGAAGTTAAATTTTTATTAAGTTGTAAATCATGTGGATAAGTATTTTAAATTATAATATTGGACAAATAGAAGTTCACGATATTAGTGAATATGAAGATGTTGCTCCTACTGAAAATGAAGTTGTTGATTATTGGTTATCTAAAGAAGGTTATAATCTAAATAATATATCTTATATGATAACCGATGATGCTCCTGAAATTTATGATGGTAATACACAAACTATAATAGATATTCCGTTATGATAGGTAGTCATAATACTTTAAGTTATCTTCCTCCTAAAAATCTTTGGGGGAAGATAACAAGAATTTGGAACAAATGTCAGGATAAAACTCTTGAAGAACAATTCAATAATGGTGTTGATTATTTTGATATTCGTATTAATCTTTATAATGAGGAATGGCATTTTGTTCATAATAAAGTTGATTATGGTATTGTAGATAATGATATTTGGAAATATCTAGGTGAAACTAGACTTCCAATTAGAGTTATTTATGACCAAAGAAGTAAACCTAAAGATACTAGTTATATAACAAATCGTTTTACAACTTATCTTTGGATTTTAATGGAAAGATATAATGTTAATATAGATTCTGCTATTACTTATTGGGATTGGAAAGAACATTATAAACCTCTTATTGACGTTAAAGAATATCATGCTAGTGTCAAAGCTACATGGTATCAATATTTATTAGGTTGCAAATGGTTTGCAAAACATTATAATAGTTATGCTAAGCAAAGACATTATGGTTATAGTGAAGATAATGAACGTGTTTTACTTTTAGATTATGTTTAATATGGGACTAAATAAACAATGTTTTATTGGACTTCATCATTATGAAGTTTATAAAGAAGTAGAAGTTAAAGATTCTACTGATACAACTGTAGGAATTAATATTGTTTCTCGTTGTAATAATTGTGGTAAAATTAAAATTGAATTTGTTGCTACTGATGCTAATTATTTAGCAGATGGTAGAGGTGTTAGAACTGGTAAATAAATAATTATGGGAAAAAGTATATTTGATATTGATAGAGAACTTCTTGATATATTTGAAGAACTCGAAGAAAATGGTGGTGAACTTACTCCTGAAATTGAAGAAAAACTTAAACTTAATGAAGAAGAAATAACTTCTAAAGTTAAGAATTATGTTGAGTATATCAATAAACTTAAAGCTGATAAAGCTGCTATTAAAGCAGAAAAAGATAGACTTGCAGCTTTAGACAAGAGTAAAGATAATACTATAAAGTCTCTTACTAATCTTGTTCTTTATGCAATTAATGCTTTTGGTAAAGAAGATAAGAAAGGTAAAAAATTCTTTGATTGGGGTACTGGTAAAGTTAGTATTCGTCCTTCTGTTTCTGTAGAAGTTGATACTAATAAAATTGATCATATAACTGAAACTATTAAAGGAGTATTTGCTAATGGTATATTTATGAATACATTACAATGTAATGATTCTGTAGATATTAATAGTCTTCTTGATTCTATTCAGCAAACTGCTGTTGCAGAAAATAATGTAGCTGCTGGTGAAATAGAAGTTGAAGATTTAGATGATATTACAATTAATGTTACAATTCCTATATCTGCTGCTAAACTTCTTAATGGTGAAGGTTATAAACTTATGGAACAAGTAGGTCATACTAGTCCTGATAATTGGGATTTTAAACCTACTGTTGATAAGAAATCTCTTAAAGAGAAAATTGTTGGAGAAGGTTGTACTTCTAATATTGGAAAAGTTGTTACTAATGAAAATTTAAATATAAAATAATATGGATACAATTGCTGTATATACTGTCAAAACTGACATTGTAAAAGAAGATAAAACTAAACTTCAAGTAAATGTTGTTGGTGAAAATTTAATAGCTGCTACAAATTCTGCTAGTTATTTAAAATATAATGGCGAAGAATTAGGACAACATATTATAAGTATTGAAAAACTTATAGATAAAGTTTATCAATATACTTATAATATTACTGATTTAAATCCTAATTATAAACCAAAAGAAGATAAAGAAGATGAGTAAAGTAATTATTTGTCAAGGTATTCAAGGCTCAGGTAAATCTACCTGGGCTTTGGATTATGTTACTAAAGAACCAACTAAACGAGTTAGAATTAATCGTGATTTTATTCGTAAAATGCTTAGTAAATATTGGGTTATTGAAAGAGAAGAATTGTGTAATAGAATTGAAGATAAAGCTATTACTTATGCAATGAATAGAGGATTTGAGGTTGTAATTGATGATATGAATCTTAATCCTAAAACTGTTGAACATATAAAAGAATTAGTTCTTAATATTGATAGTAAAGCTGATATTGTATATAAATTATTTAATACTCCTCTTACTGAATGTGTTACTAGAGTAGAAAAAAGAAATGCTTCTCTTGCTAAAGATGAACAAATTCCTATTTCTGTTATTCTAGAAACATTTGATAGATATAAAGAAGAATATGGTTTAATATTTAAATAAAGAATTATGAGTAAATATAATAAAGGTGGTCTTCCTTGGGTTTTAGGTAAAGACGTTTCTGATTGTCAAACTGCTCAAGAAGTTATGACTAAAGCTGGGCTTAATTGGTCTGTAGCTAAGTGTGAATTAGTAGCTAAAATGCCATTTAGTATAAATGGAAATAATACTATAGATGATTGTGCTTTTCAACATAATGGAAACATTTATAGAGAAATGGACAATGCTTATGCTACTTATCGTACAGATAATAATTATCCTCTTGGTCTTGTTAAAGACAAATATGAAATTGTTCAAAATATGAATGCTTTTAATTTCTTCAATAATGCTATTGGAGAAGGTAAAGCTAAATGGGATAAAGCTGCTTGTCTTAACTTTGGTGAAAAAATTTATGTTAGTGCTAAACTTCCAATTCAAACTTCTGTAGCTAATAGTAATGATGTTATAGATAATTATCTTGTATTCAGTAATGGACATGATGGTAATTGTTCTGTTGACATTATGATTACTCCTATACGAGTTATTTGTACTAATATGCTAAATGGTGCTTTAAATAAAGCTGATTGTCATATTCGTCTTCGTCATACTAAGTCAGTTAAAGAAAAGCTTGAACTTGGTGCTCAAGTTTTAAAGATAGCTTGTTCTCATGCTCTTGACGCACAAGAACTTTATCGTCAACTAGCTAAAGTTACTATGAAAGACGAACAAGTTTATGAATATCTTTGTCGATTACAATTAACTCCTGCTGAAATAGAGAAACTTCTTAATTATGATAATAAGACTGGATTTAAACGTCTTATTAATCGTGATTATAGACTTCTTGAAGCAACTGGAATTAGTACTCGTAAATGTAATATGCTTTATAATATGTTTGATTATTATAATGATGGCATTGGTCAGAAAGATATTTATGGTACTGCTTGGGGTGCTTATAATGCTGTAACTGGATTTTATTCTAATGTTGCTAATCTTGAAGGTGAGAAACGTATGAATAGTCTTGTTTGGGGTTCTGCTAATAATAATATGAATAAAGCTCTTAATAATGCTATAGCTTATGCAAGTTAGTTTTAATAATAATGATACTGAGGGAATAAAAATCCCTAAACATGATGTCGGTCAAAGAGTTCTATTCTTTGACCATGTTAAAGGTGAATTTGCTTATGGTGAAGTAGTTCAATTTCAATTAGTTAAAACAGAACAATATCAAACTGTTGCTTATGGAATTAAAACAAATGATGATAACATTCTTCCTTGTATTCCTGAATCATTAATATTTGATAATGATGTTGCAGCTAAAGATTGGATTGTTAATGTTAGAGATAAACTAAAGAAGTTAATAGGATAGTTCTCAAGTCTTCCTACGGGCGGGCTATAGTTCATATTGATACCGATAATGCAACTTATGACACAAGAAGTTTTAGAAGTACTAGATGAACTAGAGACCCCCCGTAGAGAGGTTGAACTATTAAACTTTCTTTATTCTAGTAATTATTATGCTAATAATGATACTGGATTTAAAGATAATAGTTATCTTTGCATTAAGGATAAGTTATATCAGCAATATAATATATTATATATTATAGAATATAACTATCTGATTATCAATTAGTTAGCACAAATATGTGGCAGATTGATGCTATTTTTTTATAAAATGTGGCTAAAATCTGCCACTTTTTATTATCTTTGTATTGTTGCTAATAAATTGATAAAGATATGGATGATAAAGTTATTAATAAACTTACTAAAGATAATATTGATTATGATTATCCTCTATGCATTAAAGGTCTTAGAATTAAAGATGAAGATGATAATGGAACTAAGTACAATAAAACTATTTATTATATGGAAGATAAGGTGCTTATAGATAATAGTTTAGTTACTATACTTAGTGAAGAATCTAAGTATGTAGGTATCGTTATACGATATATTGTAGATAATATTCCTTATAATATCAATCATTTATCTTTAAATGCTTCGATTATTGCTAAACAATATAATTGTGATAAAAGCCATATAAGTAAAGCTATTAAAAGATTAGTTGACCTTAATGTTATAGGAAGAGTATATGACAAAATACCAAATGATATGCTTCCTAAAAATACTTATGTTATAAATCATAATTATCTTTATAGAGGTAGTATTAGAAAACTTAGAAAAGATATTTTAGAACAACGTAAAACAAAAGATAATTAAAATTATGAGTCAATTAAGTAATCGTATTGCAGAAGCATTTATTAATTATGCTAATGCTTTTAAAGAAACTCCAGACAATCGTGAATTAGCAGAAAGAGAACTTAAAGATGCTCTTCGTCAAGCTATTGATTTTGTTCCAGTTAAGATTTGGCTTGACCCTAAAGTTGCAGCTAAAATTCCAGAGTATGCTCATTATGTAGCTAACTCTAAAGAAAATGGTTTTGGTGGTCATGCTACTGATGCTTGTTGTGATGTAGTTTGTACTTCTATTGAAAAGACAGAAGATGGTCGTATTAAATGTGGAACAGGTATTCACGTAGCTCTTGAAGATAGAGATTCATTAACTATTCGTCCTAATAGTAGAATTACTAAAGCAGGTTTTGTAATAGCTAATTCTCCATGTACTGTAGATGAAAGTTATCGTGGTGAAATTTTCATTGTATTTAGACCTATAGCAGATGCAGTAATTCCGATTGAAGTTGGTGATGTTATTGGTCAAATTGAAATTCCTCATCATCGTCAAGCTAATTTTGAAGTAGTAAAAACACTTGAAGATTTAGGAATAACTGATAGAGGTGATGGTGCTTTTGGTTCAACTAGTAATAAACAAATTAAATAAATAATATTATGGATAAAATTGAAATGAAAAATTGGGTTAAAAGAATGATAGAACGTCATGCCCAAGTAGTTGTTGAGATTAATAAAGCTAATGAGTTTTTAAATAATGCTTTAAATAATGAAGAAGTTAGTAAGATAACTGTTGCTAATTTAACTCTTGTTGTTAGAGATTTGAAGAATCTTGCTAAAGATTATGAAGTTATTCTTCATAATGAAAATATTGAATTTACTTCTGATGGAGAATATTACATTAAAGTTGCTAATATTAAAGAAAATAAAAATAAAGATAATAATGAGCAAGGTAATTAATGTAATAACAACTAAAGGTTGTACTGGTTGTAGAATCCAAATAGAAAATCTTAAACAAGCAATTATAAATAATAAGAAAGATATTCATCTTGTAATTACAGACTTTGAAGATTTGACTAAGAATCAAATAAAAGCATATAGAGATAATAGAGTCTTTCTTAAAGATTTTCCTACTACTGTATTTAAAAATAATGAAACTATTACTTTTAAAATGGTAGGTTCTACTCCTACAATAGTTCTTCAAAGATATATAGACTTATATATGAAATAATGTTTTTGTTGTAATATTAATAGTGTTACTCCTGTTGCTTGTGAAAGTAGCAGGAGTTTTATTTATAAAAACTATGAATCCTAATTATAATAAACATTTAACTGTAGTTACACTTCTATTTACAGTTGTTGCTTTTATTCTTATTTATTGTACTAATAATAAAAAAGAAGAAGAAACAACTCCTGTAGTAGTTACAGATAGTGTCAGTACTTATAATCCTATTTATGATGATAGTGTTATAGTTACTATAGAAAATGATTATGATGGAGTTGACCAATAAACTTCTGCTAATCATAATGTTCCGTTATTTAAGATTTTAATTTCTTATATAAACGAGTTTGATTAATCTTCTGAATAATTATTCAGTCGTACTGATAAATCGTCTTGTGGCTTTAAAATGATTGATAATTTGATAATTCCTTTGCATACTTACCTTTTTAAAGTTTCACTAATAATATCATAGTTGAGCCATAAGATGATTATTACTTCCAGTAATATAATTAATCATTATGAACTAAATAAGCCATTAGAGAAGAAAATAAAATATTATATTTTACATTTGTGATTGTATGCTTTAAATGATTGTTACTTCTAGCAGTGGCTAGATAATAAGTTTAAGTTGTTTATTTGTTTGTAGGTGGAGTTTGACCGTGAGGTTGAGCTTCACCTTTTTTTTAACAACGGAAATCAACATTAAATCTTATATACGAAAAATCCCTAGATTATCATCACGACAATCTAGGGAAGAAAACAATGTTTAATTTTTAAACCCATATTAACCAAAAACGGCATAAGATTTACAATCGGCATCATCATCAGTCGTTAGACTAGACGGATTTGAACCATCACTGACAGAACCAAAATCTGTAGTGCTACCATTACACCATAGTCTAATATTCGCATATATTTGAAGCTGTGTTTTGATTACCATTGCAAATATAAACATTTCTATCTATACAAGCAACAGTAATCAAAACTTTAACTTATGTTATTAATTCATCAGTCCTTTTACGGGCGGGCTAATCTTCTTTACCATAATCATAACCTCTACCACCAATCCAATTACCAATACCTTTAGTATTAATAAGACTACAAGCTGTATCACCAACTTTATAATAATGATTATTAGCAGGAGAATCTATAACTTGTCTAATACCATTCCACATAGGAATACGTCTTTGAATATAAACTCCAAGTCTATTTTCTCCAGCAAAACGACCACTTTTATAAATTGGATCAAAATCATCACCTTGCATTATAAAAGAACCTATTTCATAAATACTTTTAAGTCCATCAGTTATAATACTTTGTGCAGCAAGAGGAGTACTCATAAGAGTTTTAAGCTCAGTTTGCATACCTATAGGATTATACATAAATGATTCAGAAGTAAGTCTATCACTTTCATATAAAGCAAGATTTGCCATTATATTTTCAAACGCACCTTTATCTTTATCATCATCTGCACCTAAAGCTATAAGAGCAATAGAAGCTGTTATTCCTCCAAGAACTCCTATTAAATCTCCAAGATTTCTCTTTATATTAGCTTTATCATAATCAGGCATTATTTCCCAAGTTGTTTTAAGATGAGTAAGTAATTGATAACTATGAGTAAGAATGTTTTGAACACCTTTAAGAGCAGTTACTTCATCATCTGACAAACCTGCATCATGTTTAACTAAATCAATATCAAGTTTTAAAAAGTCTATACAACTAGCAATCATACCTTTATTTACAGAATTTCTAACTTCATTCCAATTACCTCTAGTATGATAACGTTTCATAAGACCCATTGGAAGATGTTTATGATATTGCATTACAAGACTACCATACCAAGTCTTTTCAATATAAGCCATACCTTGACGATTATATACACCATGAATATAGTTGTTAGTCTTACGAACTTTTTCAGAAAATTCTCCAAGAAGAGCGTATGCTTTAGTTACATCTTCTCCATCTTTATCACTTTTAAATTCATCAAGTTTAGCAAGATCAGAATTTTCTTTAAACTGAATATAACCATCTTTTTCTTCAAGTTGACTATAAATATCAGTCTTAGCATCAAATTCTTTTTCTACTTTAGCTTTTACTTCTTTTTGTTTCTTTACATATTCGTCACGTTGTTTAGGACTGCAATGTTGTTTAACAAAATCAGTAGCTAAATCTTTTCTAAACCAAGCATAATCTTTAAGAAGATTAGGGTCTTTCATCTTTTCTTCTTTAAACTTCTTATATTCATTGAATTGTTCTTCGCCAAGAATATCAGCAAGAAGATTAATCTTTTTATAATTCCAATATTCTCGTTTATTCATAATTCTAGCTCCAATACCTCTAATATCATCACCATCAATAGTAATAATTTTATGTTCGTGAAGCATAGCAAGAAGAACTCCATTTTGCATAAAGTTTTCAGTAATAGTTTGAGGAGAGAAACCAGCATTTCTAATTCTTTCAGACCATTTAGCAAGACCAGCATTTCTTACAACTCCAGTAATTTCGTCATAGTCAACAGCTTTAAAAAGTTTAATAACTCCATCTACTTTACCATGAGCTTTTTCATCATACATACCAGCAGCCATACCAGGAAGTCCTTTATGCCATTCAGCAATTCCCCATTTCCAACCTTTAGCAGTAAATTGGTCACCTGCCATAGCTTCACCAAATATACTTTGCATACCAAGAGTAACATTGGCAATAGCTCCACGTATATTAAGCATCATATAATTAGCAGATGTAAAAGTCTGAAGTTGATTAGCCCAACGAGTCATATGATTTTCAGGTTCTTTCCATTGATCCCAAAGAAGTCTTCTAAGTTGATTCTCATATTGTTTAATAAGATTATCATCAGTAGAAGTTTGATAAACATTATTATCATCAGTACTTCTTCTACTATCAAGTCTTAAATCACCAGTAGCTCCATACTTACGAATATAAGCTTGTTGATGTCTAAGTTCTTCAAGTAACCAATAAAGTTTTTCTTTACTATCTTGAATAGCATTATATCTAGAAGCTTGATTAATATAATCACTAATAACATCTATCCAATTTCTATCAAGATTATCTTCACGAACTTTTTCATTATGTTTTTTAACAAGATCTTGAGTTGCTTCATATTCAGCTAAAGCCTTAGTATAATCTTCATCTGTTTCATAATTAAGACGTTCAGGCTTTTTAAACTTCTTACTATCAAGAGTAACAGTATAATCAGATTTTAATGCAGCATCAAGTTCTTCAGGTTTAATAACTTTAGTAACTTTAACACTTACTATATCTTTAAGCATAGGCATAATAGGAGTTACATCATTATCATAACCTATATATTCATCAAAATCTTTTTTACCGTTATTACTAGATATACCGATTCCAAATAATTTACCAGTTTCTTTAAGAATCATTTTAGCATCAACAGGATCAGCTTTTCTACGTTGAGGTAAACGACCTGATTCAAAATATCTTCTGCTGACAATATTACCAGCAGTTTTAATAAGAGTATTTTGAATATAATCTCTTAATTCTTTTTCTCTTTCATTAAGTTGAACACTATTATCATATTTACCATTATTAGCACCTTTTATATAATTAGCCGCAAGAGAAGCATCATCTTTATAATCTTTATCTCTCATGTCTTGATCTTCAAAATAGTAATGATTTTGACTAAAATATGGGTCTATAACCGTACCATCTTTAACTTTCTTAGTTCTCATGTTAGCTCTAGGAACCCATTCACCAAGAAAAGTTCCATTTTCCATGTATTCAGGATTTATAGCTTTAGTAGTCCAACATGGAAGAAGTTCCATTTCTCTAGTATAAGGATTATATACATGATTACTATTCCACCAAGCATTATAATCAAAAGAAGGATCATTATCTCTACGATTATGAGCTTCAGCTAAAGCTTTTTCCCAATATTTAGTATGAACAGTTTTATATGACTTATCAATAAGATTTAAATCTTCTTGTCTTTGTTTATCAATAAATCTATTCTTTTCTTCTTCTGAAAGATTATCTTTAAGAGTAAGATAACCATAAAGTAACCTATTAGGCATAGCTACACCATTTTCATCAGTTCTAATAGTACCATCAAGGTTCTTTTCAAGAACAACATTAAGATAAAGTTCTCTAAATTTATCAGATTTACCTACAACACTTCTAGCTTGTTCCTTACCTAATTTAGTATTAGTTTTAAACTCAGTATATGTTTCTCTAAATTCTTTAGTTTCTTCACTAATCTTTTCACTATTAGCAGCTCTAATTTGACGAAGTTTTTGATAGAGTTCATCAAGTTTTTTAAGTTCTTCATAACCAGCTTCAGTATCCGGTATGTTTTGAAGATTAACTGTTTTATCAATAGGATTCCAATATTTTTGATGAATTTTATTAATTTGAGTAATAACATCTACATATTCAGGAGTATTAATTTTTTTACCTCCACCATATCTACTATAAAAAGCTGCATTAAGTAAAGGACCATCAGGCTTGGCGTTAGAAATCATAACTATATCACTACCAGCAGGAAGACCAGCTATACCATAGCGATTTTCCATTTCGATACGAATAGAATCTATTTCATCTTTAGTAAGTTTAGTACCATCAGGAACTTTATTAGCATCATATATGCCTTCGTTATTGTTAGCATGACGCATAATACTATTTACAGTTCTTGATTTACCATTACCTCCAAGTTTAAGTCTATTAAGAGCTTTAATGATTTTATCAGCTAAAGGATTTATAGATTCATTATCCTCATCTTTACCTGCTTTAATTTCATATTGAGCATTTTCTTTAACCCATTTTTTAGCAGCTACATATTCAGGATTTGATTCAAGTATTTCTTGAGACTGAGTAGGAACACCATTGGCATCAGGTTTTTCAAGAGTTCTTATAACATTAAGATTCTTTTGAAGTAAATCTTCAAATCCATATTTAGGAGTATATTCAAAATATGCACCATTAAGATTTTTCATATTAAATAGAAAATCACTAAGAGCTTTAGCCTCATGCATATCATATATACTACTAGCTTCATAATCATTTTCAGGATTCGACCAATATTCAAGATCTGTTGGATCATGATCTGGATCTTCCATAGGACGTTCTTTTTGAACTCCATTCTCAACATAATATTGAGTAAGAGATTGAAGATTAAACATTTCATCGTTAATCTTATTAAGTTCTTCTTGTTTCTCTTCAGGAATACCATTTTCAGTCATATAATTATATATGTCAAGTTGCTTATAAAGAAGAGTCATATATCTAGAATAAATTCTAGGATGATTCTTAATCATAAGTCTTTCAAGATTAGCTTTTTGAATATAATAATCTTGTTTAGCAGCTTGATGAGTATATACAGCTTTATATTGATCATATTTATTTTTAGCTGTAAGATATTCAATAGAACCATAACCTTTACCAAGTTTAGCAGCTTCATTTTTAGCTTTTCTAAGTTCTTCCATTTTATCAAGAAATTCCTGAGAATAATCTTGAATAAGCATACCTCTAGAATCAATAATCTTATTAATATCTACAGTTATACCTTCTTTTTTAGCAGCATCAATGATTTTATTAATATGATTATTGAAATCTCTTACTTCTCTAAGACTTGTCATTCTCTTAGCTTCAATATGACTATAAACATCTTTAAGAATATTTTGAAGAAGAGGATTACCATTTTCCATTATATCATGGAACATCCACATAGAACCATAAGTCTTATAGTAATTTTCACTAATATCTAAAACTCCTTCTCTAATAAGAGGATTAGTACTAAATTTAGATACATAATTTTCCATAAGATTACGATTAGCTGTATCTACATCAAGAGACGCAAGTTTATCATAAGCTTCATTAATATCTTCAACATATTTCTTAACAGCAGGACTATCTGTAGATATTTCACAACTCTTATATGTTATAAATCTAGCTTTATAAGCACTTATTTCATTAAGTGTTTTAAAGAAATTATTAATAGCTACAGGATTATTTTTAATAGCATCTACTATTCTTTCATCAGTTAAAGAAATATATGTACCAGGATTTTGAGGATCTTCAACATATTGATTAAATTTAGTAATAAGTTGTTTGCTTTTTTTAATTGCATATTCAGCAACTATTCTAGTAGCATCATCAACATTATTTCTAACATTATCATATTTAAGTCTTATACCTTGAACTTTTGCTTGTTGAGTAGCTTGAACTTCAAGAGAAACTTCTTCATCAAGTCCAGTCTTTATTTCTCTTTGACCTTTTTGAGCAAGATTAATATATTCGAGAGCAGATAAATCTGATTCTTCAACACTAGCTGCAAAAGAAGTATCATCTCCTTGAAGAATGTCTGTATTTTCTACAATCTTAAATATGTTATCAACATGAGCATAATTATCTTCTATTGCTTTAACATAAGAATCTCTAAGAAGAGGGTCTTTAATATTATAAGCAGCAGCAAGTCTTTCTTCTTTAGTATATTTTTCATTACTAAGATAAAAATTATCATAATTTCTAGTATTCTCTTTTGTAATAGCAAAAGTATGTTTACTTCCATCAGGAAAAGATATAGCTTGAGTACTAGTAGAATTAGTACTAATAATATATCTTCCTAATGTAAGACTTTTAACTCTTAAAGGTTTATACTTATCAAGAGAACTAAAATGTTTAATAATACTTTGTCTAATAATAGAAGCTGCATTACCATCATCTTCATTAGCAAGTTGTTCAAGATTAAAGTCTAAAGCAGGAATGTTATAATTCTTATTTCTTTGATTGTAATAAGGATTACCTTCATTCTCTCTATAAACATTAATCTGTTCTTTTATATAATCTTTATCTAATTTAGCATTTTCTTTATCTGCTTTATATTGAGCAACAATATATTGATATGTTTCACTACGAGGATGTATATTATAATCCTCATTAGCAGACCAAGTACCATGTTCATTAATATTAAGTTTATTAAGAGGATAAGCTATATATTCATTATCGTCTATTTTTTCAATTTTATAAATTTCAATACCTCTAGCCTTACTCTTAAATCTAACATATTGATTATCTTTAAAAGTATTATCATTACTATTTCTAGTAATAAATCCTACTTTTTCAAGTCTTTCTTCAAATTCATCTTTAGCTTTTTCTTTACTTTCATTTTCAAGAGTTTTATCAATACTTATTGTAACAATATCAGCATACGTATTATTAAGATGATATTTTTCATTATTCTTTTTATTTACAGAATAAGTTTTAATACCTTCAGTATTAGGATGACTTCTAAGATATTCTTCATAGAATTTATTATCTGCATCATTAGCAGTCATTGGATTGTTAGCCATTTCCAAATCATTAATTCTATTAAGAACTGCATCTTGGAAACCAGTACCATTAGTACCAAATTCTCCAATCAAAGTTTTATTATCAATAATTTTAGTAATAGCTCTTTGAGTCATTTTAAATCCTTCAACAGTAGCAGCATATTTTATTAAATCATAAGCTGTCATAGCAACAAGAGGATTGTTGTCAAAGAAAGCATTATAAAATTCTTGATAAGCAATATTAGGATTAGCATTATCTTCAATATATTCTGTAGTCTGACTTCCAACTCTATAACCTCTACTAGCTGGATTATAAAGAGAAACTTGAAGTTTACTAAATATACCACTATCATCAAAATTCTTCTTTATCCAAGCAACTTTTTGAGCAGGACTAAATTTAGCAAATTCTTTAATTTCTTCATTAGTTATATTATTTATATCTTTAACTTCAAAAGGAACATCATCTTTAGCTTTAACTTTAGTCAATTTATAATTAGCTTTAAGCTCAGAAGACAATCCATTATATTCTTCAGGAGTAATATAAGTATGTTTACTATCTATTTTTTTATACATATCCTCTTCAACTGTATGTCTAATAGTCAAAGAAGTATTTTGATTATAACCATATATTCTTTGACGCTCAGCTTCAAAATCTCCATCAGTTCTATTTTCACTAAGATGAACATTCATTTGACCATTTTCATCTACAGAATAATCAATAGGATATTGAACAAATTCACATTGATTATAAAAATGACCAAGAGCATAAGATTGAAGTTCTTTATATGCTTTAGGAGTAAGCTTAACATTCCAACCATTAAGTTTATGAGTAAATCCTTTAAGAAGATTTACAAAACCAAGATTTTGTGTAGGCAATACAGCTTTAGCTACTACAGTACTTGTAGCAGAAGCATATTTTAAATAACTATAAAGATTAGGATAAGATGATTCAGAAATTCTATTTTCAGTAATTATACCATGAGCATTACTATCTTGACTTACATTTGTAAGACCAGGATAAATACTTTCAAGAATATGAATATCTTTTCCATTTTTATTTACAACAAGAGCTGGTCTATTATAAGGTTTATCAGGTTCTTGCTCAGAATGCTTTTGAATCATTTCAACAGCATCATCAAAAATTTTATTTGTAGTATAAACATCTTGTTTAGCTCCAAATTTATCAGGATTACAACATCTGGCTATATCTCCTATTTCTTTAGCAGAAGTATAAATCTTTCCAAAAGATAATACTACACCAAGGTCAAAAAGGTTAGTTGTAATATCTTCTACAGGGGGGTTCTTAAACTCACCTTCTCCTTTAAGTCTAGCGACATTCTTACCTACAAGAATAGGAAGATTAACAATATCATCATAATTTGTACTAATAGTTATTTCTTCTCCTTTTTGAGCAAATATCTTATTAAACTCTTTATGATGGTCTTCATCAATCTTTTTAAGAAGTTCTTTAACAGAAGTTCTATTAGTCACTTTATATCCCATTTTTTTAGCTATATTTTTAATAGCATCATTAATAGGATTACCACCTTGATAATCACTAAATACAGAATGATTTGCGTTATAAGCATTAACTATTTCAGTAACTCCAGGTTGCATAATATAACTAATAGACGTTTTATAATCACATCCTATGTTAGCAAGAGTTTTAAATACAGCAAATGTATAATCATTTACATTAGGTATAGCACCACTTTTAATTGCATCAAGAATATAAGCAGTAGTTTGAGAACTATATGAAGTAAGTATTTTACCTGCTGCACAACGATTATCATTACTCCATCCATAAGTTGTATGACGAACTTGAAAAGTTTTTGAAGATTTTAAATTCTTCTCCTTTGTATCGTTGAAACGTTTCTGAATAATTGTAGGGTCAGGGTAGTCTGACTTGTCATAGACCACGTAAATTGGCTTAGATAGAATTGGTCTAACGGTGTTGCATACAGAACAGAACGTATCGAGTGTAACAGAGAAAGCTTTAAGTTTAGCACCACTCATAGCTTCTTCTTGATAACTCATTTGATCAAAAGGATTATAAGCACTACGATTAACACGTTCATCTTTAACATTAGGATTCATATAATCATTAAGTGCATCTGTAATGTCATCAAAATTAGAACGAGAAAGATTTTCTTCAAGACTAAGAGGATTTGCAAGAATATCTCTCATACATCTAAAGATTTCGTTAGTTCTAGCATCTCTAGAATTAACATCTTCAGGATGATTAATAGCAGCTTCTTTAAATTCATCAAATGAATAAAGATTATTTGTTTTGGCAATATCTTCTAATTCTTTTTGTCTATCAGAATATATTTCAGCAAGTTGTTCACTAGTAGCATTATCATTGTTTACAGAATTATCTTTAAGTATATTAATAAGTTCATCATTGGCTTTAAGTAAAATTTTAGCAGATTCTGAATTATTAATATCAAGTTTTACTTTCTTATAAATAGCTTTTAATACACTATTCATAGCTTCTAATTTAGCAATATATTGCTCAGTTTTATTACCTCCATTATCTTCTACTTTTTTAGCAGCAGCAATTTGGTTATTTCTAATTGTATTAATAACCATAGCTAAATTCTTTCCAGCAAAAGGACCTTGAGTTTTAAAGTTTTCAAAAGCTTCGTTTTGGTTATTAGAAGCATTATTATAAGCATCTTGTTGCTCATTCTTTATAGAAAGAATTTCATCAAATACTCCTTTAACTTTAGTTCTAGAAGAATCAAATATATTATTAATAGCTTCTCTTACAGCTTTTTTACGATTACCTAATTTAGTTCCTTCTGAATCAGAATCTACATTATTTGCAAATTCTCTAAGATAATTAGCATAATCTCCAATAGTAACATCTCCTTCTACAAATTTTATAGGTTTAATTTCACCTGTACTTGTAGTTCTAGTCTTTTGCTGAATACCATATACAGAGTCAATATCAAAGTCAGAACCAGTTTGAGATACCCAATCATCAGGCACAACAATAGTTGAACCTTGAGCATCATCAAGGAAACTAACTACTTTCATATTACATACTGATTGTTTACCTTCAGTAGGAATACGATAACCCATAATAATATCAAGACCTTTTTCTCTTAAATCTTTAAGAACAGCATCTTGAAATTCTGCCTCATTAGCACATTTAGCTCTAAGTTCTTTATAGAAAGGTTTAGTTCTATCTATACCAAAAGCAGAATAAGGAAGACGAACTTCAATGTATCCTTTATTATCTGGATGATATTGAAGGTCTGTATCATAAGAAACATTATTAACACCAGTAGCTTCACCTAATTTTTTAAAGCCCATATTAGTAATCTGAGCAGCATGAAAACCAGGAAGTTTTTGTCTAGTAATTCTATTATTAAATACACTTTGAACTACAGATTCAAATTTAGTAATCTTATCAACTGTTATAGCCTTCATTCTAGGTTCTCCATTTTCAAGAGTAACATAATCCATAAGATTACTATCAGCACCAGTTCTAAGAAGTTCCTCTTTTAATTTATCATAGAATATTTTCTTATTAATATTATTTATATTATCATGTTCATCAACAATAATATTTCCTTCATCATCAAGTTGAACTTCAAGTTCTTCCATAAGATTATTAAATGAATCTCTTACATTTGCAGCAGTAAGTTTCATATAACGTTCTTTAAGATTACTAAGAGCTATTTTATCTGAACTAGCAGTTTTCTTTTCATCTTCACTAAGAACTTGAATATTATCTATAATTTTCTTAGCAATTTGAATACCAAATTTATTTTGAGCATCAACATGCTGAGGAGTTTCTTGCTGAGTATAAAGATACTTATAAAGATATTCATTACCTGTAGCAATTTCATTAGCTTTATCTACAAATTGCTTAAATTTACCATTTTCATTAATAGTACCATCATCTTCAAGAAGTCCACTAAGTCTTCCATCATTATCCCAAAGAGTAAGAATTTCTTCATTAGCAGCTTTAGATGTTTCAACAGTATTAAGCTGATCAATTTTAGCAGCTCTCATCATATTATAAACAGCTTCAAGTTCTGTACCTTTAATAAATTGAGGAATAAGAACAAATTCAGCATTCTTAATTTGACGAGGAACTTCTATTTTATATTTATCATCATAATGAATATCATAATAAAAGTTCTTTTGAACTTGAACAAATTCTTTAACATCAGCAGTACTAAGTTCATCACCTTTAATAAGTTTTTGAATTAAAGGCATATATTTTCTAAGTTGTCCTCTAGCAGCAATACGACGAACCCATTCTTGAATTGTAATATAAGATTGAGCATCATTAACTTTAGTACCACCAAAACCTGACATGAGTTCATTACTCATAACTAAAGCTTTATCTTTATCTATATGAGCAGCTTCATATATTTTAGCAAGATATTTAGCAAGAGGACCATTTTGTGCAGCAGCATCAGATGTACGTTTAGTATTGGCTACTGTTATAGCTCTAAATTTAGTTGTTTGTTGAACTCCATCAAAAATAGTTCCTTTAAATATATCTTGAATCTTAGTAGGAGTTTTAATTGTTTTCTTAACTCTTTTACCATCTACAGTTTCAAAAGAAGTACTTTCAACATCATAATAACCTTCATTTAAATAACTATGTTCTACTGTTGTATTAGGAGCTGCATCATCTTCAAAATAATTAGATGTACCATAAGGAACTCCAGAACCTTGATATTCCTTTGCACGTTTAAGCACATTCTGACCAGTTCCGTAAAACAATACAGAACCTTCAAATATAGAATCATAATTATAATGATTTAAAAGAGCATTAATAGCAAAATTATTAATATTATCTTTATTGTATTCAACTCCTTTTATAAAATCTTTATAAGGTTCACATCTTTCTTGAGCTTGATTAGAATAAGCAAGAATAAATTCTTCAAGAGCATTATCAAGAGTTTCTTGTTGCTTATCAGTTAATTGAATATCTGATACATTTCCATCAGCATCACGAATAATATTAAGATTAGTGCCAACATAAGCACCATTAGATTCTACAGCCCCCCCGTAGAGAATGTTAATCTTTCCATTATCGCTTTGTTCTTGTTCTCCTTCTTGAAATAAAGCTTCATTTACATAGTTACGATGAACAATTTTACCGTTCTCATCAAGAACATTAAGAGTAAACTTATTAGAACCAAATACAGTACCTCCAAGTCTATATCCAACTATCTTATTACCTCTCTTTATTTCTTCAAGAACAGTTCCGTTATTACCAAGATGATAAAATTTATATCCAACATTATTTTTTCTATCTTTCTTAAATACAGGTTTTCTAACACCTTTAACTAATTCAGTTTTAATAACACCATCAGGAGTCATATCAAAATAATAATCAAGAGCTATAGCTGCATCAAGAAGTTCTTGTTTAGCTTCATTTCTAAATCTAGTAAATAGTTTATCATTTCTATTAACTATTTGATTAGTTTTAGAATAAATTTTTCCATTAACTTCTACATCATGAAGTTTAAGTTCTTTAGAATAATATCCTTCAAGAACTTCTTTAATATTTCCATCAAAATCTGTGCTTACTGTACCAAGAATACCATCAAAATGATAATCTTTAAGATAAAGAGCTTTACCTGATTTATCTATAGTACCAACAAAAATATATCTTTTACCATTAGCTTGATTAATAGTATCGTTATTGTAATATTCTTTATCTGTTTTATAAGCAAAGTTTACAGCAGCAATACCTTTTTCTTTATCAATCCAATGTATAGATTGAGCATTAGTAACAAGAAGATTTCCTTCATTTTTTAAACCTTTAATGAGGTCATCTTCTTTAATACCACTAACTCCCATACCTGGAGTAAACAAATCAGTTGGAAGGTTTTCAGCATTATATTTATTATAACCATTTACAATTTCATTTATTTTATCAGTATCATCTTCATACATCAAAAATGATTTAGTATCATATCTTGGAGCACGAATACAAAAAGTCTTAGGAGCATCACTAGGTGTCCTAAGAAAATAAGTAGCATTATCTTGTTTAGTTTTAACTCCTTCTACTTCTTTAGGAGTTTTAAAGAAATTAATAAAAGCTGTAGGAAGAAAATCACCTTTAGTCTGATCTGTATACATTGCATTAGTATCATCATCAGTATTTGATGTTCCATTAAACAAACTTATATTTATAAGATTTTGTGCATAATCACTAAGAGTTCCATTTTTATCTTTAAACAAACCAGCTTTTATAATATTACCTTCATCATCTCTTGTTTCAAGAAGATAACCACTATAATCATATTGATGACTTCTAAATTTATTTCTTCCCCAAGTACTAAGAGTTTCATTTACAAGATTTCCATTTACATCTTTGTATGTAAGTCTAAGCATTTTAGTAATGTTTGTAACCATACTATTATTAATAACATCAGATGATTGATTACCATAAACATTACGAGAATTAAGACTAATATTTACAATACTATAAGGAAGAAGTTTTTCCATAAGTCTTCTAACAGCTGCATTAGAATCATCTGTAAGATAATCTTTAGAATAAAGACTACTTATGTCAACTCTGTCTATATTTATAAAATTACCTTTTTTTATTTCAGAATCTATATTTCTATTATATTCTCTTCCACGTTCTATTTCATCTTGAATATTATAATAGTTATCTTGAACTTTTTCAGCACTATTTACAAGAGTAACTATATCATTAATAAGATTTCTACAATTATCTAATTTACTAGCAATATCATTAGCATTGTTACTATTATTTATATAAGATTCAATTGCTTCAGATTGAATACTAGGAAAATAAGCTTTAATTAAAGACTTAACATTAGTAATAGTATTTGCTAAATATTTAGCAGCTTCATCATTAGATTTAGCAATATCTTCTTTAGTTAAATCTTGAATATTATCTTTAGCAAATTTAATAGATTTATTTCCTTGAGCAATATCTGCAATAATTTTATTAATATTATTAGTAACCAAATCAGGTTGAATATCTATAATACTTCCACGACAATCATTTAACATATCAAACATCAAAGAACTTCTAGGATTAGCTCTTTCATTAGATATTCTTACAGAACCTTCATTATCACTAAGAACAGTTTCTACTTTATCCATAATAGTTTTAGCAAAAACAGTTCTCATTTCAGTTGCAAAATCTGCATCGTCTCTAAGGTCTTGAGCTAATTTACTAAAAGCATAAAATTCAGGCATACGATTACCTATTTCTTCAATACTTTGAATCATTTCTCCAATATTATTAAATCTGGCATGACTATAAAGTAAAGCAGAACATTCATTAGCATCCATCTTATCAGGAATGCCATAATTATTATTAGTATCGACAGTATATGTCCAATTACCTTCTGTTCCACCTCTAACAGGAGATGAAAGTTTATCAAGACTATTAAAATAATTAGTAATTCTAGCACCAATATGTTTCATAAATGAAGTATAATTACCCATATGACTATTAGCACTAGCTATATAATTATCTCCTTCATCTTCTCTCATGTGAGTATCAGATTCAGAATTTCCATCTTGTTCATTATCAGAAGCTTCTTCTTGATCTTTTCTATCTTCATCATCTTCTTCTTTTTCATCATTTATTTGACGTAAAACAGATTGCAAATTTTTATTTCCAAGAACTTCATTAAAATAACTATTAAGGCTTTCTGTAGATGAGGTAAGTTCATCATGTACAGCAAGAAGATTTCTACCAGTAATAGTCATATTTTTACCACCAAACATTTTCTCAAGATATTTATGTTTATCGGTAGCTTCTTGATAATCTGCAATTACATCATCATAACTCATCTTATTAAGATAAGCAATATAATTAAATATATGTTTTTTAAATTGAGTTTGAAGAACATTAGCATAATATTCTCTTTTGTTTCCTTTAATAGTCAAACCTTGATTTTGAATATTAGTAAATTCATCAAGAAGAAATCCCACAGAATGTCTAATTCCCTCCTCTCTATCTTGAATAGAAGGATAATTATATTTTCCTACATTAGAAGTATTAACTCCACTTCTTAGACTTCTACCTACTTTAGTAGCAGTTTCGTTATAATAACGAATCATTCTAATAGCAAAATCTCTATCTGTAGTTTTACATTCTTTTTTAAATGTTTTTTCGTACCATGTTTTAAAACTATCTTTAATACCATTATCATCAAAACATTTAGATACATAATTCCAATAAGCAACATTATTATTACCTACTAGAGTTCTAAGTTCTTCACCTACTTTAGTTTCTGCAAAATTAATAACACAAGTATTCATATCTTTATATTTAAATTAATATTATAATAATATACAAAATTAAGTAAAGTAGTTACACTATCAGCATAACTACTTTAATATTTAAGAACATTTAATTGAAGCCCATCCACTATCAACAAGTTTTTGCATATCTGCTCTATTGTTTTCATCAAGAGAATGAATTAAATGAGGAAGAGAAGTAACATGAGTTTGATTATCTGTAAGATTTTCATAATCTAAATTGCTTTCTTCTACATTAGCCTCAAGACTATAATCATCTTCAGAAAGAAGAAGATCATCTAAAGCATCATCACCTAAATCACTTATTATTTGTTCACCTCCTTCTCTTGTATTAGGAGTTTCAGATGAGTTATCTTTAGGTTCTTCTACGGGGGGGTTAGTCGGTTCATTTTCATCTTCTGACTTATTATCTTCATCTTCTTCTTTATTATCTTTATGAACTTCTTCTATAATTTCTTTTTGATTTTCATTATGAGGAGTTCCGTCAAGATTACTAAGTATATTAAATTCTTTTCTAAGAAGACTATCATCACTAATATTCCATCCAAAGAATTTAGCTATAAACTTCATAATTTTACTAAGAAGAGTTTCACCTTTAGCTTCACCAACATCAGAAACTTTAATGTCGTCCATAAATTTAGCAACACTTGAATTAGTCATAGATTCGACTATAAATTCTTCAAGAGCTATATCTCCATCTTTATAAGAAAGAGTATTTTTTACATCATTATATAATGCAATTCTAACTTTATTTTTAGAATCATTAGTATCAAGAGTCTTAATAAATTTACCTTCAGTAGCTAAAGCAGATTTTACTTGTTTATATATATCTGCAATACTATGTAAAGCATTAAGTTTCTCTATAGTAGGTTCTGCAAGTATTTGATGAATACGTTCATGTATAAGCTTACGAGCACCAGTATTTCTTCTAAAGGAATCTTTACTTGCAAGCATATTAAGAAGTCTAGAACCAACAACAGTATTACCTTTTCCGTGTATTCTAATAGTTTTACGTCCATCTCTAAATATATGATCATAAGTACTATTATTACCTCTACTATTTGTTCTAGCTATAGCTCCTTTTACTCCATTATCTGAATACCAATTTATATCATCATAATAAATTTTACTTGGAAACAAACTTTCAAATATTCCATCAGTCTTAGCTTCTTTATTAAATCTATCAACCCATTCATTTCCAAATGCTAATCTCATTAAATCTTCACCTTTAGTAGTACTATCTGATTCAAGAGAAGCTTTAAGAGTATCATATTTAGCTTTATCAGTTCCACGTTCTATTCTTTCTGTAGAACCTTTTGCTTGTTTACTAGTTGAAGTTTGTATAGTTGACATAGGAATATCAATATACATATTTTGAGAAGCTCCTTGCACATCTGAAGTTCTATCATAGTTACTACCATTATCATCAATAAAAGTATTAACTCTAATAAAATCATTATTTACTAAGAAATCATTATAACTATCATATTCTTCATGTACTCCATCTTCATCACCGATATCTAAATGAATTTTACCATCCTTTTTAGTAATAAAACCTGTATTAGAAGATGTAGCTTGATTATCCATTTTAATACCTTCTGCATCTATATTAAGATTACATAAAGATTGTAACATATGAATAATAGTATAAGCTGGATTACCAGAACTACTTTTACCTTGATTATTATAATCAAATCTAAAACCATCAGAAGTTATAATCTTTCTAGCTTTAGCATTACCAAAAGAAACATTATAAATTCTTATCCATTTAGTAATATTATCGACTTTGTCATAAAAACGTATTTGAAGATTATGATCATTTGTATTAGTTTTATCGTTATGAACTAATTGTTGATCTATTATTGCAATAGTATTTTTAGGAGCAAGAAGAGGTACAACTCCAGCATTACCTTTATTTCTAATTAAATTATTAAAGAATATCTCTAATTCATTTAAATTACCATCAACAAAGAAATTATTAAGTTTCCTTTGAAGTTCTTTAGTTATTGCATTACCAATTTTTTTAATAGAACTATTATTTTCATTAGCATCAAAATTAATTCCAATAGCTTTAACAAAATCAGGTTGACCATTACGATTAAATACAGTCATAATAGTAGAACCAACTTTCCATCCATTAGAAGATATACGTTCTTTACCAGAAATAAGCATACTTGTAGAATCTTGAGGATCTACAACAGCAATTCTAGCAGAACTTAAATCTTTAATACCTTCTTTAGGATGAGGAAGTTCTGATTTATTAGCATCAGTAACAAATGCAAGTTTTCTGTGCATTTTACCTTCAGTTATTTTACTAACAGTAACTTCTTGATTACTTGTAACACCAGTTATATTATTATAACTATTATACATCTTATTAAACCAAAGATTTAAACCTACATTAATATTAGTAGCATTATTTTTAATATTAAGTTTAGCATCACTAATATTGCAAAATCTCCAAAGCTTTACAAGATGATTAAGCATATTTCTATAATCAGCATTACCTTCTTTATCAATATAAACTTTACGTTTATAAAAATCTTTTTCTTTAAAACTATCAGAAACGAGTTTAGCAATTAATTGATTCTTTTGAAAAGCATCAAGATATTTATTATTAATACCATGTATGCTAGCATTTACAATTATTTGTCGTAAATCATCCAATGTTTTATTAGAACCATCATTAAGAAATATACTTTTAAATAAATCTCTAAGTTCACTTTCAACTTCTCCATTAGGTCCTATCTTAACATCAGTTCCCCAACCTTCATTAAATGCAACATATTTTCCATCATCAATGGTAACAGGCTTTGGCATTCTACCAATAGTAATTTCTTTACCATTACTGTTAACACCTTTAATTATCAATTCATCATTTACAGCATAAAGTTTAACTTTATCTCCTGGTTGAAGTTTATCAATAACATCGAAATAAGCTTTTCTATCAGCATCAGAAGTTATATCTTTATTATTCATTAAATCAATAAAACTTTTAATATCAACTCTAGCTGAATAAAAACCACCAACAAACTCAGTTTGTCTAGTTATAGGATTCTTAAATGAATTTTCTACAACAGTATCTTTATTAACTTCATCTAAATCTTCAATAACATATTTCTTTTTACCATCTTCACTAAGAAGATATGCTTTACAAAGATTATAAAGATTTGTAGCTTGAGAAGAATTATCACCATAACTACTTTGACAAATACGAAGAATATCTTGCATATTAATAATTTGTTTACCTTCACTATAAGGTACTATAAGAGTATTAGCATACTCTTGAACAAAAGCATCCATAGCTTTAGCAAACATAGGAGAATAATCAGTAGTGTCAGTTTCTTCTACTTTAGCTGAAAGACTTTCTGTTTGAGCAACAACATTAAGATTACCAGCAGCTCTTTCTATACCTTTAAATTGACGAACTTTATCAAAAGCTTTTTTAAGTTGTGCGACATATTTATCAACTTCAGTATTTACATATTCTGATTTTATTTCAGGACGAACTTCTGCTATTTTAGCTTTAATAGCATCAGCTACTTTATTTATATCTTCATCTGAAGTTGTATAATCTACATGACCAGCAAAAGCAGATTGTACATGATGAGTAAATTGTTCAGCATCAAAAGTAGGAGTTGTATCTTTAGATTGTTCAATCCCCCCCGTAGAAGGACTTTCATCTTTTGTTTCTGTTGGAGCTTTTGCTTCTCCTTCAGTTGTTTGTTTAACAATTCTACCTTTAATTAAATTACCATCATTATCAAGAGTAGGATATGCTTGAACTTTATAATTATTATCAATAAGACTTACTCCATCCTCATAATCAAAAAGATTATTATTTTTATAATAATCAGATTGAGATTTTTCTGTATCATCTTTAGGGACTATACTTCTTATAACTTCTCCAGTTTCTTCATCAACATATTGCACTACTTTACCATCAGAACCATCTTGACTTTCATTAGTTTCAACTCCTTTATCTGTAACTTTAATGAATTGATTTTCTGTTTGCGGTTGTTCCTCTGATTGTTGTAAATTGTCTGTTTTCCTGTTTTCCTCTTGCGTAGGCGATTCAAGTGTTTCGGTTGATTGATTATTCGATGACTCAATTTCAGAGGATTCTGAGGGATTTAAATTGCTTGTAGAACTTTCCTTGACGGCATTCTTAGTTTGAGCAGAAGCATTACCTTCATCAATAGCTTTTTGTGCCATCTTAGCAATAATATTATTTTTAATATCTTCATATATTCCAAGATTAGCTTGATTGCTAAAGTTTATAACAGATAATGCTTCATTAATTTTAGCTTTATCTCCTTCTTCAAAATTAGAAGTTAAATCTTCTATAGATTCACCATTTCTATTAGCAAGAAGAATTTTATCTATTGTATCTAAATCATATTTATCAGTTAAATCGGTAATATTATTTACTGCTTCATCTACAGCTTTAATTCTAGCTTCATTCATTGTATTATTTAGAACATTCATATAACTATCAAACTCTTTACGAGTAGCAATCATATTACTATTTTGTTCATTAATAAATTCACCAAGCATAACAGCATTACGATATGAATCAGCAGTAGTACCTAGTTCTTCTAGATTACTCATAACATTATCATATCTTTTACCTAATTGCTTATATTCCTGTATAATACTATTAATAGTATCTTTATCAGGATTATATTCTTCATTACCGAAATATTTACCAAAAGATTTAGCATCGCCATTTTCGAGGTCATGAAGTACTCTTTCTATATTAGCATCAATTTCTCTAAATTGAGTACGTTTATGAGCAAGTAATTCATTAAGAGCAAACATAGTATAAGAAGCTCTTTCATTGCTAAAATCTCCAGCTAAGTCTTTCTTTACACTATCAATACGTTTATTTATATTATCTAATGCAACTTGAGTTCCAATATTAGGATCACTTTTATGTTGTTCTTCTATTTTACGTTTATCATCTTCAAGTTTGTTAAGATAACTAACTTTAACTTGAAAATCCATCATTTGTTTATATGGAAGATTTTTATCTATTTTACCGTCAGGAATAGCATTAAAAGCATCATCAAATTGACTCATAAGAGCTGCTTGTCTTTCAGTCATTTCTTCTATATTATTAAGAGTTTTAACATTATGAGTAGCAGCCATTTGAATATATTCCATAGGAATATTTTCTTTTCTATCATTTTCTCCACTTAAAGCATCTATTCTTACAGTTTCATCTTCATATTGCTCTTTAGTTTTATCAAGTTTAGCAAGTATGTCTTGTTGAAATTTATGAGAATCTTCTTCACTAATAACTCCATTTTCAACCATACCTTTACGAACATTATCATTAGCAAAATATTCTCTTGTCATATTAAATGTTCCGTTATTGTATGATTGAAGAGCTAAATTAGTAATATAATCATCAGAAACCATTCTTTCATAAACAGGAGCTTCTTCTTTAGTTATTTCTTTAGATGAATCATAAGGATTTTTACCAGATTTAATAAGCTCTTGCTTTTCTTTTAAATCTATAAGATTAACTTGTCTTGCATATACAGATTCAATGCCTCTTTTAATATCAGGCATATCATCAAACAAACTCCATTCAGGAGCAAGTTTAGTTTCTCCAGTAGTTTCTGCTTTTTTAGCAGCTTTTTTATCATCAGCGTGTTTAGATATATTATATCCAACTTGTTTAAGTAAACCTCCTACATTTTGAAATACAACACCACCTAAAACACCCCAAAAAGCACTTTCCCAAAGTTGAGGAGAAGTAATATAATCATTAAATCTATTATCCCATCTACTAGGTTTATCAGTACCAAGAAGTAAACGACCAGTGTGCATACCTTCCATTTGACTAATATAGTTCCAAGCTTCTTCAGCACCTTCAGAAGCTTCAGCACCAATAGTCATAGCATTACCATAAGTATAATCTTCAATCTTATGACCAACTTTAGTCATAAAAGGTAAACTCTTATTAAGTTCTTTAATTTCTTCTGCAACCTCAGCAGTATTTGTACCTTTAAGTTTATCTGCATATTTCATCATGTCTTTATTAGCACGACGAATTTTAGCTTTACTACTACCAAGTTCAGGAAGTTTACCTCCTCTAAACATATTCTTTAAACCATAAAGTTGAAGCATATCCCAACCTATATTCCAATAGTTTTGTAGAAAGTCTCTATCAGCAGATTCTTTAGCAACAAATTTAGCAACAGCATCTCTATCAGATGTATCTACTTTATCATTGCCTTTATCGTCTTTAAATATATGAGGATTATTATCTATATATTGTTGATATTGTTGAGGAGTAAGTTTATTAAGCTTATCAACAGCTTCAGCATACATATCATTATATACACCTCTAGCTTCTTGATAATTTTCCATAGTTCTACTAAGAGCTGCATTAAGTCCTAATTCTGTCATAGCATTAGCTCTTTCAATAGTAGAAGCTTTATTAGCCCAACGATAAACATTCTTATTACCTATAGCTTTAGTTGTAGCACGTATAGCTTTTCTAGTAAATGAAGTAGCTTTAGTAGCTTTACCTAACCAAGATAAACCTTTAGTAATACCAGTACTAGGAATAAGTAAAGTTAAACTACTAGCTATACTAGGCATATTACTCATCCACCAACCAAAGTCTGTAAGTCCACCATTACTTATATCAACACCAGGAGTTGTATATATAGGAGCAAATTCTCTAAATTCTTCTTGTTTCTTTTCTAGAAAATCACTAACAGGATTTTTATAATCATCATCAAGAATACCTATTTTACTACCTATCATATCAAATAAATCTGTAATACCTAAAGCAGTACCAAGACCTATTTCAGATACTATTGTTTGAGCAAGAGCATTTCCAGCTTTAGCCCAATTAGATTGAGCATCAGCTAATTCTTTATCTATATTTGGAGAAATTTTATTAGGAGTAATACCATATCTTTGATATTTACTAGCATAACTTTCATCCATAATCCAATTATCCCCAGCAGAGCTAGCTACAGCTTCTGCTTGGGGATTTACATATCTACCTACATTATTAGTAAATATATAAGGAGCTTCTTTATTCTTTTTCTTCTTAGGATTATAATTAGGATTAGGAATATTAATTCCTCCACTTTTAAAAACTTCACTTGTATCCATAGTTACATTATATTATAATTGTTAGCGGTATAACCAATAGAATCTAAAATCTTACTTGCAAGTTTAAATCTTTGATTATTAAGAAAATCAATATCATCTAAAGTAAAGAAATCATCTTTAAATGTATCTAAAGTTTTAGCCATATCTCCTCCATTTTCATCTAATATAGTTTTAAATTTTTCATAACTAGCAAAACTTTTAGGAAATACTTCACTCATAGCAGCTAAAGAATAATTATTAATCATTTGTTTAAGTTGAGCTTTGAATTTAGAATTTATATTACCATTAGAATCAAGTATTTCTTTTCTAATATTACCATCCTCATTATAAAATAATTGATTAGCTTGGTCAATACCATCTTCTTGAATTAAAAGATAATTCATATAATTAATAGCATCGCTTTTATCTATTGTTTCTACTTTACCATCATCATGTGTTAAAGTAAACAGACTATCTCCTTTACTATTTCTAACAGAACTTACTTTACCTATATTAGGAATATTTACTCCATATTGATATGTTTCCATATTATTTACTTCTCTTGCAGCTCTAGTTTTAGTATCTCTATTAAAACTTTCTTCTGCCTGATCTTTAAATAAACCTGGAACAAATATTTGTATAGAAGGAGTATCTTTTTCATTAGGCTCTTTAGTTGGAGCATTAGTAGCTTTACTACTTAAAGTTATCAAAGTTCCAAATAAATTTCCATCATTATAAGCAGCATAACTAATTTTATCAGTTCCTACATAACTTCTAATTAAATCTTGATAATTTGCTTTACTTTTAGTTTCATTAATTTTATATAATGTTTGGTCTCCATCTTCACCATTAGATACAAACATATCATATTGTGTAAGAGCACTATTAGTTAAAGCGCTATCATAAATTTCTTTAATAAGTTTTCTTTGATTATTAAAAAAACCTTCAGATATTTCTCCACGTTCATATCTAGCTTGAAGTTCAGCATCTCTTGCACCAAGATTATGTATTACAACACCACCTCTAGTAAATTCTTTTTCTTTTCCATCTTTATCTTTGAAACCAAAAAGAATATCTTTTTGTCTATTAGCTTCATCAACAAAAGATAAAGGAGCATCATAATTTCCATATTTCATATTATCAATTTTACTAGGAGTATAATAATATTCATTTCCTCTATCTGATTCATCAAATATAGGAGATGTAATTCTAATGTCACCGTGAACTTTATATTCATTTCCTATAGCTTCTGTAGGAGCATTTCTATTAGTTTTACGTATAAGATTTCCTTTACCATCAATACCTGCGACTTTAAATCTATAATCTCCAGTTTCATCATCTTTAAGATTAGACATAGCTTTATATACTTGAAGAAATAAAGGAGAAGTTTTATCAATATTCATTATTTTATTTCCGCTAGCATCTTTACTAAACTTAACTCCATTATTAGCTAAATATTTTTCAGTAAAATTATTATCAATAAGGAATTGATTAAAAGCATCATTTTCATATTCTTTATCTTTAGCTAACCAATCAATACCTAGAAAAGTTCTTTTATTTATTTTGCCGCCAAATAAATAACTTATAGATACAGCATCTCTACTAACTAAGTTTTTAATAGTCTTAGACATACCAGTACTATATCTATTAGCACCAGCTTTATTATTAAGTCCTGGAAGAGTACTACCACCATTATCCCATACAGATAAAAATTTTATAGCTTCCTTTTGATTATCATCATCAGCTCTCTCAAGAATACCTTGTTCTATTCTACCATTAGTACGTAAATTCTTAATAGTAGCATTAACACGCTCTTGATTAAATCTATCTCTAAAATGATAACGAGAAAGATAGTTAGCAAGACCTAACATATCTCCGTTATTCTTATAATCATTTACAGTTCTTAAATCTATCATATTGTTATTGCATTAAATCAGTTATACCACTAGTGCTATCTCCTTGATTAAAATTAAATGTTCCATAACTAGTAGGAGCACCTTTACTAGTTGTTACTTGAGGCATAGACGGTAAATTCTTAGTGTTTCCATCTTTATATCTACTAGCTCGTTCAAGTTCACCTTCAGCAGTATCTCCATAACTAACAGAACTATTACTAGAAACAGATGATGAAGTTTGAACATAATTATAAGCCATATTATGAAGTAAAGGATTTACTTTAGATAACATATATTCTTGTTCACTCATAGGTTGGTTATTATTACCTAAATAACTAGCATTATATTTAACAAGTTCGTCATCTAAAGATTTTCTTTTAGTTTCATCTGTTGTTTCATCACGTTCTTTAGTTAGCTTTTCAACTTTCCATTTTAAATCTTGATAATCTTGTTCAAGACTTAACATAGCTTGATTATCAGCTTTCCATAAAACATCGAATACTTCTCTAATCTTTTCTTCAGGAAGTCTTTGATAAGAATAACTAGAACTTTTAGAAGAACCTCCACTTTTAGAAAGCATTGTAGAACCAGACTTGCTTCCTTTTTCTCCATATAAACCATTTTGGTCTGTAACACTACTTTGTCCACTTTTAGATGTAGAAGTAGAACCTTTATAAGGAGCAGCTATTTGAGCAGCAGCTTGAGCAAGTTTAGTAATTTCTACTCTACTAACAGGTGACCAACCTGCGTTCCATTCTGTACCACCTATAATATTTCCTTCATCATCATAAGTGTCTTCATAATGATATTTATTTTGGTCAAGCCATCTTTGACGAGTTAAATCAGAAATATCATTACGAGACTCAACTTCTTGTTTCTTTTTCTCATAAGCTTCATTTGCACGAATACGACCCATAACTTCAGGAGATTTAACAGCTTTTCCAGCTTCAAGTATAGCAGTATCTAAAGCATCACCATAATCTCCCATAGTGGCAGCATCGTCAATTCTTTTTTGAATCTTACGAGCATAATCATATTTCCATTTATCTTCAGCAGCATTAAGTTTAAGATTTCCTAAAGCTACATCAATAGCAGACTTTTGTTTAATAGCTTCATCATAACGTTGATTACGAATATTAATCATATTCCAAAGTCCACTTAAATCTCTTTTTCCAAGTATTCTTTGTGGAACATAACCACCTATTTGAACACCTTGATATTCTTTTGGAGTTGACATATTTTTAATGTTTAAATTATAACTATTACAAAAATAAGTAATACTTCTGATAGTATTGTGACCATCAGAAGTATTTAATTTATTTTAGTTATTCAATACCATATCTTTTTCTTTCATTAGGACTTAGTCTTCCAAGTATAGTATTTCTAAGTTCTTCATTCTTTGAATTTTTATATAAATTAGCAAGAACTTCAGGACTTAAATCATATCCTAAAGATATAGCATTCTTTACAACAGATGGACTATTAGAACTAGATATAGCAGCTATTGTGTTTTGTCTAGCATCATATCTATTTTCAACACTACTAGCAAAGTTATTCCATGCTTGAAAAAGACCACTTAAATCTGCTCCAATACTTTGAGCCTTAGCAAGCTCCATGTTATTTTTAGCTTCAATTGCAGCATTTTTAATTTGTGCAACATTCTGATAATATTGATTTCTAGCAGCAGCATTTCTAGCACGAACTTGTTGTTCATTAGCTGCATTCTGATTTCTAAGTTCAACTTCTTTATTACTCTTTTCATCAAGAAGTTTATTAGTTTCCATCATAGCATCAGTATCAGTTTTTTGCATAAGATTTAAAGCTGTTTGAGCACTAGAAGTATTACCTGTAATTAAACCACGAGCATTAAGTCTATTACGTTCTACATTAGCACGTTGAGCTTCATTATGATAAGTTGTATCAAATGCTACTGGAGATTCATCTACATAATTAGGTAAAGCATAATCAAAATTCATTTTATTATATGCAGAACGAGTAAACATTCCACTACCTAAAGCAGCAAGAGTATCAATTCCTAAACCAATATAATCTTGAGTAGTAGGTTTAAATGATGATTGCTTACCTAAAAAAGGAACACTATTTGGATCAAAAGGAACTTTTGTATTAGTTGGAACAGAAATAGGTTTAAAATTTGGAATAGCTCTAGGAGTAATATCTATAGGAGAAAATGAAGGAAGTCTTCTTCTATCAGTACCATAACTATAAATAGGAGCAAGCATACCATCTTCTGCTTTAGGTCTTATATGACCACCACATTTAAACCTTCCTACGGGCGGGTTAGTAAGACATCCCATTCTCTTAGCAATACGTCTAGCACCAATTCTTCTATTCAAAGCTTCTTTCTTAGCATTAGTTTCTTTAATAGTAGAATAATTATTATATTTACCAGCACGATAAATAAATTGACTTCTACCAGCAGCTCTAGCTGCATCAAATGCTTGATTAAAGTTTCCTACTTTAGAATAATCTGCTTGACCAGTATAATTACCATTCTTGTCATAAATATAACCTACATTTGTCTTATGATTAATAATAGTATTTCCTCTACGAGTATATTTAACACCATTAATAACTTTAGTTTCTCCATCATGTAATTGATAATTACCTTTAGTTGTATTACCTTTATATTGAGGAGTTGTTCTAACTTGACGTTTAACTACTTTATTAACTTGCTTTGTAGTATCTCTTCTAGTTGTATCTGTTCTAGTTGTATCTTTACGAGCAATACTAGCAGGTACTTGTCTAGTTGCAGGTTTTGTAGCTATAGTATCTTTACGAGAAGTAACAGATTTTTTAGCTTGAGGTTTAGCTGGCTCTTGAGGTCTAGCTATATATGGAGAAATAGGTTTACCTTTAGAATCTAATTGAGCTTTACTAGTTTTATTAGCTTTATCAGTTTTATTAATATTAGCACCTATTAAAGTTCCAGCACCTATAGTTCCAAATCCACCTATAGTACTATATAAACCTAATTTATTAGCTTTAACTAAATTTTTAGATGTTCTAGGACTAAAACCTGCATTACGATAATTTCTATATTTAGTATTAAATTTTGTAGTTTTTCCTGAATAAGTAGGTGTATTAATTGCAGAAGTAGTAGTCGAATTTATAGGAGTTTCCGTATAAAAATTAGATGAATTTATAGGAGTCTCCCTAGGAGTGGTTATTCTATTATTAGTCTCAGTAGGTTTAAAATTAGAACTATATAATCTTCGTACAGAATTATTAGGATTAGGATTTACTCTAATACCTAATTGTTCTCCAACATTTCTAATTGTTGCAGACATTCTATCGCTAAGTTCTTTAACATAATCAACTTGTTGTTGAGCATAATTAGCTGCTTGTCTAGCTTTATTAACATTAGCTGCTTGTCTAGCTCTATTAGCATCTTGAATAAATTGTGCTTGTCTAGCAGCACTAACTATAGGTTGTCTAAATATAGGACTTGCTCCAGCAATACTACTAGCATCATCAGAAGTAAGACCAAATATATTTAAATCTTGCATAAATCTTCTTCTATCTGCTTCATCACCAAATATTTCATTGATTATTTTTCTAGCAGTAGGATGTCCCTGAGTTATTCTATGAAGAAAATCTTTATTTCTATAAGAAGGATCTAATAATACACTTGTGCCATTTTCAGCTTTCTTTCTAAGTTCAGGATATTTATTATAAACCTTACTTCTAACATCACTTCTACCATGAAGACCAGCAAGTCTTAAAGCATCAATAGCATCAGCTTTAGTTGGAATAGGATAACTTCTATTACCACCTGCAAAATCTTTAGATGATACAGAAGGATAAGAATGTTTAGAAGAACCTCTATCTTTAGAAGTTAAACCACCATTTCTTTGTTGACTACCATCATCTTTAATACCATTATTCTTTTTAAATCTTTGTTGAGCATTAAATACTTTATCTTTATTATATCCTCTCATTATAGCTTGAGCAGGACTAATACCACCAAGAATAGGTTGAGCTGAATATATACGCAAAGAGTTGCCCTTACGTTGAGCAACTTCACCACCTTCAGCTTCAATCTCATTACCACCAACATTAATACCTATGCCAGTTTGACCGGTTTCATTAATATCTTCGTGAGAACCCCCCCGTAGAAGGTATGTGTTGTTTCCTATTCTCTTAGCATTACCTCCATCAGTAATTATAATATTTCTACTACCAAGTCTTTTAACTCCTCCTATACGATATTTAAGATTATAATCTTTATTATCATAAGATTGTTGAGCACTAGCATAATTATTAAGAGTACTAGCCAATTGATTTTGATTACTAATATTAAGTTGTTGTTGAGCAAGTCTTTGTTGCTCTTCTAAAGCTCTTCTTTGAGCTTTAGCTTGTTGACTACTAGTAATAAGTCCTCCAATAAAACTAATTGCTGAAGGAATAAGAGAACCCCAAAAAGCTTGAGGTCTCTTATTAGTCTGAAGTCTTTTTAATTGATATACCATATTAATAAGTATTAGTTATAAATGTAACACCTTCAAATTTAATTCTTTTATTATTATCAAAAATAAATCTAGCAACAATATATCTGCCATAAATAAGAGATTTATTATCGCTATGAATTTTATTATAATTCTCTTTTATGTTTTCATCTGTTATTTCTTTAAGTTTATATTCTTTTTTATTTTCATCAAATACTAATGCTTTAAAACTACCATTTTCTAAAAGTTTACTAGTATCGTTTCTAAAATAATTAAACTCCCAATGACCTTTTTGAAAACTAGGAACTTTATAAGCATTAAGTTTATTAGTATTTCCATTATCGTTTATATTTATAGCACCACTATAAGTTTCATCACTGTAAAGGATGATACTATTACCACTAAATCTTCTATTAAGAAGTTGTTCAGCAGCATTCATATTATTAAACTTAGCAACAAAGTTATTAAGTATATAATGAATACTTTCAAGACTTTTAGATTGTTCTGGATTTATATTATAAATAACATCTATATAAGATTTATATAAGCGATCTGTAAGAGGTCTTGTTTTATATGTATATCCAATAATTTCTTCATTATCTTTATTATAGTTATAACTAGATATGTCAGAATATATATAATTAGTATCATCTATTTTATAAACATTGGCACAATAAAGAGTCTGATTATTATATAAATTTATTGTCTCACCATAATTATATTCTTTACTATTTTCATTAAGTTCAGAATTATTAATAGCATATACTGTTTTATAAACATCAGTGTCATTACTATAAATAATACAAGAACCATTATTATGATTAATAATAGGATTATTTATTGATTCATTTAAATAAATACTCCAATCTTTATCATATATAGCACCATTAATAACACATTTTATATAAACATAATTAACAAACTTAGAAGTAAATACAATATCTTCATTTTTATCTATAAAAGTTTTAGTTATACTACCAAGATTTGCAACAAGAGTATTAATAATTTTATTTGCATAACCAAAATTTATAGTATAAGTTATATTTACATTTTTACTTAAATCTATATTATTTTTTATTTTAACATCATAACCATTTCTATAAATAGTAGGCATAACATAATTAGGAATATCTAATTCACTACCACCACTAGAACCGCCTCCACCATTATCATGTTTTACATTTCTTGTTACATCCTTTATATGAATTGTATAATTTTCAGCAGTACATTTTATTCTTAAATCTTTTAAATTAAGTGCTTCTTCCTCGTCATAAAATAAATCTACTTTTATTTCAATAGGAAATATTAAAGTATTAAGTCTATCAATATTAAGACTATCATTTACAACACCTAAAGAATCATTATGTTTTATAGTTATTAATTCTGCTTGAGTATTGTTATTTATAGCAGATAAAACGTTTGTTATTATTCCGTTTTTATCAGCTTTACAATCTTCTAGAGAATTATACATCTTACAATAACAATAATATTCTTTGTTATAATCTATTTGTGGTGTTTCTATTCCAACATCTAAATAATTTATATCTATTATATTAGAATTTTGTTCATTTATATTTATAGGTTTGGGATAAGCAACTTCTTTATATTCATTTCCAACATAAAATCTAATATAAGGTCTAGTTATATTATTTGTTATTTCTAATTGAAATCTGTATCTACTACGCCAATTACATCTATTTATATAAACAATAGAAGAAGGACTACTAGGCTTTGCAGAAGAAGAATCATCTTCATCAGTAAAATTATATTTAGGAAAATAAATACTATCCTTATTTCTTAAATTCTTATAACTATTTTGTTTTTCATCAAAGCAATAAAGTCTATTTCTATCCTTATTAATATCAAAGAAGAAAGCAGTACTATAAGTTCTATAACAATTAGTAAAACTGTAATCGTGAATACTTATAAAAGTATTTGTATTAAAATTATAACTAATAGTTATAGGATAATTTATATTGTCTATAGTTATGTATATACATATAATAAGACGATTAGTAATTAAATCTTCTCCAAATCTAACAGTATTAATATTTAAATCCTTAATAAAATTATTAATATCAGAAGAAAGTACAGAAGCTTTACCATTCTCATATTTAAATATTATTTTATTTACACTATCATACCATATATAACCATTCTTACTAACAATAGATTCTTCTTTATTTTTAAGACCTCCAAAACCTTCATTAGAAGGAAGTACTTCTTGATAATCTATATCAAATACATCAGGAATTTGAAGTTGACTAGTTTGTGTAAGTTTAGGACTTCTATCAAATACAAATAAAGAATATTCAGTATGAACTAACATATAAAGTCCAATACCAATTATATTAGTAATATTACCTTTATTTTCTTTAATGGTTTTATATTGATCAGACTCAAAAAGTCTAAAACCATTTACAAGACTTTCATCACTAATAACATTACTTCTACGAATAGTCTTATTAAAGTTGTCAATATAATCAGCGTTATAATTAGTAAAACTTTTACTAGGTTTAGCTGTATAACAACCTTTTATTTCAAGAAAATCATGAAGTTTATCAGGAGTTAAAACAGAGTTATAAAACACTCCTTTTGCTCCACCAGCAGATGTCACAAGACTTGCAGCTCCTTTAGAATAATCTTGTTTAATATTATAAGCATCTAAAGGTTTGTCAGTATAAGCATAATCAGTTTTAGCAAAAATTCCATAATCTGTTTCTGCTCCAGTAGTATCTACAACTTTACTAGAAGTAGCATTAAATATTACTTCTTTAAGTTTAGTTGCAGTAGTAGGATTAGAAGTATCAGCAAACACTATAATTTTTTCTCTGTTGTAGAAACCAGGAAGATAAGCATCACTAGTGTGATTATTAGTATCATAATAATTTTCTGTGAGTCTATAAAGAGTTTTAGTGTTTTTATAGTAATTACCTAAATTCTTAGATAAAAGAAAAACATAAGAATTATTTACTGAAGGTCTAATATTTACATTTGAAGTTGTAACTATACTTTTATTAAATGTTTTACCTTTAATTTCTATATTAGCACTATTAAGATATTTAATAATATCACCATACATACTTTCTTCATTATAAATAAATCCAGTATTGGTTATACTTATAGACCCATCATCTTTAAATAATCTATGTGCGAATATAGAATTTGTTTCTACTTCTTCATAACTAAAGAAATATCCAATATAACCATTAGGAATAGCATTTGCTTTGATATTTAGATATTTAATAGGACCTTCAAAAGAATTATTATATATTTGTTTAATTTGTATATTCTTTAAATAATAACCATTTGTATAAGAACCATCAGGTCTAATAAAATGAATATAAATATTATAATATTGAAAAGGTATTAATGTTTTGTTTATAACACCATTATTAATATTATAAGTATTTTTTATAGTAGAAATATTTATATTAATTGTAGGTTTATATCCACCTTTAGGTGCTATAAGATGATCATCAAATACATTAAGTGGAGTTTCTCCAATATAAGAACCATAATGACCAGGATTAGTATTTAAATTATCTTTAAGATAAAATGTTCCATAAATATAAATATTCCACAATAATGCAGTATCACTATAAGTATTTCTTATAATATAAGTATGTTCTCCTATATTACTACCATTATTTACAGACAAACTAGCACTAGTTACAATATAAATATTATTATCTTTTATATAAACTTCTTTTATATTAGAAACAGTTTTACTTTTAGAATAATAAATAGGACAATAAGTTCTATTTTTATTAGCAACAGAATCTAATAAAACAACAATATAATCTTCTCTACAAGATTTCCAGTATTTCTTACCTTCTTCAGTAAGTTCAACATTTTTACTTTCATAAGGAGAAACAGCTTGACCAAGATAGTTATAAAGTCTAAGAATTTTAATAAAATTATTTATAATAAAACTTTTATAATTAGATATTTTAATTTTATTAGTATTATCAATATCAACTTTAGATAATTCAAAATTAACATTATCAGTTTTAGTAGTTACACCGTTATAACTTATTTGTCCATTAACTTTAGTATATGTTTCTTGAACTTCTCCAGTTTTAAAGTTTTTACTTACTATACTAATAAAATTAAAGGTATCTATATAATCATTTATATTTATATTTTCATTTTTATATTCTTCATAATTTGAAAGATAAATTCTATTATTATAATTAACAATAGTCTTTACATTATAAAGTTGATTAGGAGATTTAAGAAACTCATCAATAGATTCTTCTTTAGTAAATACATTATCAGCTACAATAATAGTTTTATTATTAATATCATATTCATTTTGAATACGACCTAAAACTTCTTCATCTTTTTTAATTATATATCCTATTTGATATTTTAAAAAATTATTATCATAAGGAAGTTCAACATTTATAAATATACCTTTATCTGAAATCTTATTATCATTAACAATTAATTGATTAAAATTAGATTTACTTGTATCCAAAGTAATAAGTTCATCACCTTTAAGATATGTATGAGAAGGAGCTTCTTTTTGTTTAGTTTGAATAATAATTATTTCAGGAGTTATTTGAAACCATTTAGTATAATCTACATCATTAATAGCAAATCTAATAAAGAATGTATAAACTCCACAAACTAGATTACCAGTTGTAATGTTGTATGAATAAGAAAGTTCTCCAACTTTTTCTTCTTGATTATGAGATAAATTAAGAGCTGTATCTAAATTCCAAGACTTATATGGAATTTGAATAGAATTTCCATATTTATCTATAGCATCGTATTCACCTACAGCTATAATTAATTCTCCTTTATAATTATAAGTATAAGAACCAGTTATCTTACCACCTGAATATGTCCAACCAACATTGACTTCAAAATAAGAACCATCATCTTTATAACGATAAATTCTAGAAAGTTTGTCATTAGTGCAATATGTAAATATAACAAGTTCTTTATTTGTAGGTATAACTCCACAAATAAATTCTGTATCATTAGGACAATTAAAAGCAACTTTAAATCCCCATTCATTAGTAAAATAACTGCCAGTATCGTCCACTATCATATTCTTAGCAGCAACGATACTATTATTAGGAATATCTTTAGGATTCCTATTAAGACTAAGTTTCGGTATAATATCCATAATTATCTTCTTGGGTCAAAAGTTGAATTATAAAAGAAATTTCTCCAACCATCAGCATTATACATTTCATTCTTAACAGAAGCAATAGCTTTACTTTTAAGAGTATTCCACTGAAGGAAAGGATTAGTAACAGGACTACTACTTTTTAAATCATATACTGGATGTTTACTTCCACGACTAAGATATTTAAAAAGTATATACCAAGAAAGAGCTTCAAGTAAAATTCCATTATCATATATATAAGGAACTTCACAATTATAATATTCATCATAGTAAGTAGCTACTTCATAACTTTCTACTATAATTTTATCTGTATCAAAATTAAGTTCAATATTATTTCCAGCAACAACAAAATTTCTATTTTTATCTGTAGGAATAATATTTGTAACTTTCATAGAATTTACAGGGTTATTTCCATTAGGTGCAAAAACAGCAATTTCAGAACCAACAACATTACTGTTATTAAGTCCTGAATTACAAGAACAAGTAGAATTATTAAGTTCTCTTATTTCACAACCATTAGAATCAAATACTTTAATTTCTTTAGCATTAAGAGTACATGGAAATAAAGCAATTCTATTATCAACATTAAGAGTTCTTCTCTTACGTTCCATAGGAAGAACTTTCATTTGAGACAAAGCATCAATAACCCAAGCAGCAGCACGAGGAATCCAATCACTTTCACTTATATTAAAGTCATTATCGACTTTGCCTATCAATCTTCCCAATTCTACATTTTGTCTGATTTTCATTTCTAATAAATTTAGTATAAAGAGTTTTATCAACAGATAAACAAAGAGTAAGTTTAGTTTTAATATCCAAATCTTCTTGAAGAATTTTATTAACATCATGATTATCTTTATTAATAATATCTTCATTAGTCATACCACGATATTTCATATTACGACCATCAGGATTTGTTATTACAAAACTTCTAGACCTAGGAAGTCTGCAACCTAATAAACAATACTCATACCAACATTCATCATTCTTATAAACTTTATAATCAACACCATCATAAGGAATATGATTATCTTTACACCATTTAGCTTCCTTTTCATTATAAGGTTTAAGACCTTTAGCAATTAATTCTTTTTTCTTTTTATTAGTAGCAGCAAAGTCAATCATTTTAACTTCACCATTAATAATAACTCTATTAAAACATATCCAACCAAAACAACCTTCAAGTACATATCCATATCCATTAAGAATCATTTGCTTATGAACTTCATAATAAAAAGTTCTAAGTATATTACAATATTGTCTATAAGTAAGAGCAAGTATTTTTTCAGCTTTACGAATAGCTTGAACGTTATTATAATATTTCTCTTGAGCTTTAGCTAAAGAAAGAAGTTTAAAACAACGACCTTTCATTTCTCCATCATTTCTTCTATCAGTATATAGACCAATAGCAGCATTTATAAGTCTGCCATTAATATACTTATTTTGTTGAAATTCAGGATAATCAATAATTGGAAGTTTAAAACTATTAACATAAGGAAGTACATCATCACGTTTAAGTTTTATTTCTTCTATCAATTTATCATTCTCAAGATTAGCAACTTCTTTAATTCGATTATATTCGTCACGAACGTTTAAATAATAATCGTGAAGTCCAGTAGGTTTATCTTTAATTGCAACCATAATTAAAATTTAATTACGTTAGGAGTTTCATCGGTTTCACGATGTTGATTTAATAAATCACGTTTATATATAATATCTTTAATTTGACCATACATATCTTCAGGTATAAGATATTCATTATCATCATATATAAGATTATCTGTAGTAATTTCTCCATTACCTAAAGATATTTCATTAGGATGTTCAAATGCTGATTCAATCACAATTTGATTTAATTCAAAAGTTCCTCTACGGGGGGGATATAAATACAAATATTCATTAATATAATCATAACTAATAGCACCACAAAGACCAGGAACAGAATTTCTAAATCTAGCAGTAGTTTCCTTAATATAAGGAAATTCTCTATTATTAGCATAACCTACAGAACTTACTCTATCAAAAGGAAGATTATTAGTAAGTCTAATAGGACGAGGAACTTTCTCAGTAGTTCTTTTTATTTTATCAATAGCAACATAATCTTTAATTTCATCAGGTATAGTTATGTCACCATCATTAACTTCGGTAAGAGTAACTCTAAATCTTTGAGTAAGACCTTTATCTACATAACCATGATTTTCATAACTTCGTCTAATACATTCATTACGAGTTTGAATAATTAGAAGTTTAAGATTTTCTCTTAGAACATGATTATTAGGCTGACCTAAAGAATGAGCTAGCTCACTAACCATCATTGCAATACTAGCCATAATTTAAAATTTAATATAAACATTAATATAACAAAAAAAAGACTTCTTATAAAAGCATGATGATGTTCAGTTTGGATTCTACTAATTTTATAAAGTAGGTAATCATCATCAGCTTTTAAAGAAGTCTTAGCATAAACATCATAAGAATATTGATTACTAGTTTGTTAATAATAAGCATAATCAATATCAATGTTAATATTAATTTTATTACCAGTATCAATATGTCTTATATGTCTTTTAGCTATGGCAAAAATATGATTTTTGAGTTGATTGTGCAAATAGCTATCACTCTTATATTACTATCTGTGTGCGTACACAAATCGTCTTATTAACAATAGATGAATAATTAATCAGCCTGATAATTAAAGACTTACAGACAAAGCGAAAACAAGCCATATAAATAAAAATAAATTATATTAATTATTAGTTTTAGCTTTATATCTAGTATTAGTTATACCTCTTCTTTTAGGAATACGTCTATTATTAGTTTTAATAGAAGCTTTAGGTTTAATATTATCTTTAGATTTAAGATGTGTTATTTTATTAATTATATCTTTAGCTTTAACATTTCTATCATCTTTAATTAAATTTATAATAGTACTAAGTAAATGTTTACAATTAGCATGAATTAACCATCCATAATAAGAAGGTATTATTCTTATAAGTTTAATTTTAGTAATATTGCCTTTATTATATTCATTAATTATTTTTCTTAGTTTATTCTTTATTCTTTTTCTAACTCTAACATTAGTATGAGTAAATACATATCCTATATAATCTATAGGTCTTTTATCTACAGGAGCTATATAATAATTAGGTTTAATTTCAAGATGAAGAACTTCTTTAACATAAAATTTAATAGCTATTAAAACTTTATGAAGATATTCTTTATTATTATGAAATATAAGTATATCATCAGCATATCTAAAAATATATTTAATCTTTAGTTCTTCTTTAATCCATCTATCAAGAGGAGTAAGATATAAATTACATTCATAACCACTAGGATAATTACCTAAAGGAAGTCCACTAACATCTTTAGTATATTTATCTTCTCCATTATATTCAAAAGAATCTATTATTTCAAATAAAATATTAAGCATTTTATTATCTTTAATTTTTCTTTTAAGAATATCTTTAAGAATATTATGACTTATGTTAGGATAAAACTTTCTTATATCAAGTTTAAGATAATATTTAGTAGCATCAGTATTTTTAGTTTTATATAAAGTTCTACTTATATCTTTCATACAAGCATGAATACCTCTACCTTTAATATTAGCATAAGTAAAACTTGTCATTTGACTTATCCATATAGGTTTCATTATATTCATTATAGCATTGTGAGCTATTCTATCAGGATAATAAGGAAGTTTACTTATAATTCTTTTCTTAGGTTCATATATAACATAATTAACATATTCGGAAGTTTTATATGCACCATCAACAAAAGAAGCAAGAAGAACTAAATCTTCTTGCTTCCTATTTTTATCATGTTCACGTATATACTTTATAGAACCATTTTTACCTATTCTAGCATTTTTATCGGCTAAAGCAATATTCTTTTCAGTACATAGTTTATCATGTAAATAACCTATTCGTTTAACCATATTACAATTTTATAAATGTTCTTTATTACGTACTTTTGAACTTCAATACAACAGAAGCCTACTAGCACTTTTATTAGATGTTTATCTTTTGTCAAGAGACAAGGAACAATCACTCCATTTATAATTTTCAGTATTATTTCAACTGTAGAACATTTAGTAAACCCATTATTAGACTTAGCATTACTAGTACCATTGTTAGCATTAAGATAAAGAAGACTACAATGAGAACTATTAGTAGCCTTACTACTAGTAGTCATATTATTAGTTTAATAGGAATATTAGTCCTAATAACAATTAAATGTACTTGTCCTAATAATAAGTTTTGGTGATTGTCCTATTGTACCTTGTATATCTATAACTATCTTGATTTTAAACTATAACACCAACTATAATCATTCCATTATTAGTTTCATCTTATAGACCAACACGTTAAATACTTTGTACAACTTAATATCTTTTATTTAAATAATCAATTTAAGTATCTAAAATTGTAACTTTAGCAAACCCATAATGAGACCAAGCATCACCAGTACCAAGGCTAGCATGAAGACAAAGAAGACCACAATGAGAACCACCAGCAGCCCGACCACCAGCAAAAGTAGTATGAATAGAACTATCTGTATAATTCCAATGATAAGAATTTTTATAATTAGTATTATTAACTATCTTACTAGGAACTATATCTCCTTTATTATTTATCCTCACTTCTTGTAACCAACTTTCAGTTACATTACCAAGACCTTCTATTTGATGTTCTTTATTAGTAATATCATTACTAAATTTAGTAATATCATCTGTATAATACCAAATTCTTTTTTGTTTAGTAGTATCATATTTAGTCAACATATTATCTATATTAATCCAAATATCTCCATACCAAAAAACATTAAATCCTCTCCAATGAGGAACATTCCAAGCAATTTGATTTTGAACAATATTATAAGCAGGAGCAGAAAGAATTTCAATAACTATATTACATTCAGTTTGAAGTTTACCAAAATAAATTTTTCTTGATTTATTATCTGTGCCCCATTCTACATCATAAGTTCCATCAGATGTAATAGTTAAATTACCTTTTTCTCTTCTAAATACAATAGTTTGACCATCAGTAAGTCCAGTAATTTTATATTTAGTTATTCCTCCAACAACATTAGCGTTAGCATAAATATTCCAATCTGTATTAAGTATTTTAGTACTTGTTATAGTAAGAATTTTATTATCAGAACTTTTAGTAGCTATAACTCTATCTGTAATATTATAATTATTCCAATAATGATTAGCAGCAACTGGAATATACCATTGTCTAGCAGTTCTAGTTTTAATATTAGTATTATTACCTAATTCAAGAGTGTAATCATTAGGAACAAACTTTTCATTATTGTTATAATTTACTAAATTATTTCCTTCTATAACTCCATTACCTAATCCTCCTTGATGATAACCTTCAGTAGTAAGTTCAGAGTTATATGCTTTCTTTACATCAAAATCTGCATATTCTATAACATAACTCCAAACAATAGCTTCCCAAATTTGTTTATAAAGCATTTGTCCACCATCAGTCTTTTTAGAATAACTTCTCATAGTATCAAGAGGAATATTAGTTCTAGCTTTACCAAGTTGACATCTAAAATTATCAACTCCTAAATATTTATCCAAACTACTATTATTACTTCCACCTCTAAGATTAGTACGATAATTAATGACATTTACTGCTGTATTAGCTCCTAGACCACCAATCCAACCCCATTTAGTATCATTAAAAGCAACATTAAGAACACAAGCTCTATCTATACCGATAATATGTCTTTTTATTTCTCTAGCATAAGGAACACATTTATAAAGACTTTGCCAAACTTCATTATTATCTCCATCATTATCTACAGACCACTGATAGAATTTACCACCTGTATCAACACCTATTTCTCCATCATAACCGTTAATAGAACAACCAAATTCAACTGAATAATCTCCTGATTCAAAAGTATGATTACTTTCAAGATAAGCAGTTTTATTAGTAGTATCTATTTTCGTAATTCTACAAACATTACCTGTTGTATTATCTGTATAAACTTTAATAAAAGCATAAATATACTTATAATCAGCAAATATATTATCAGTTATAGTATGACGAATTTTAACTGTAGTATCAGTATCTTCAATAATAGCAGGCTGAGTTTCACTAAGAAGAACTATTGGAAGCGTTTTTACATAACCAGTATTATCTTCTCTAAATCTGCTATCATCAGGATGACAATAATATTGAATATCTTTACCTTTATGAATGCAAACTTTAAATCTACTTTGAATAGGAAGTGTTTTATGAAGTTCAAGATTACCGATTCTTTCACAAGCAGTAGTAGCTTGATTTACAGAGTTCCAACGAACTCCATAAGCAACTTTATTAATATTAGCCCAAAGAATATTACCTTCTTTGTCTTGTATTTTAGTTACATTACCTTCAGGTATTTGTAATGATGTTACTTTACTAAAATCCATAATACCTCCTTAAGCTCAAGCTTGACTAGTTGTAGAAATAACTCTAATAGATTTAGTTACAGTAGAACCATCTTCAAGAGTAAATGTAAAGTTTTCAGGAGCACCAATATCAGTAAGTTTAGCATAACCACTTAAATCAGGTTCAGCCTGAAATTCACCAATCTTCTCCCATTTCTTAGTACTCTTAATATAAATATATTCATTATATTTATTATCTCCAGCAGTACTAGAAGTATTCTTTTTACAATAAATCTTACCTTTAATTTCAGATTCATTAGTAGGAAGTTCTTCATTGTCACCAAGAATAACAAATACTTCAGTATTAGGATTAGTCAAATCTACATTTATACCACCTGCTACAGAACCATCAGTATTAATACTATAAGGTTTAGCTGTACCACCAGTTGTAATAATAAATGCTACACCACCTGTATTATTATTCCAAGAAGCAGTACCAAAACCATAATTAATATTTGTAAAGAAAGAATTATTACTAGTAACAGTTTTAAGTTTAGCAAGATTTCTAGTTTTAACTCCTTCATCATTTCCAACTTCAAGAGTTACAGCACCAAGAGTAGAACCTAAACTACTTAAAATGTTATCTACTTCTTTATCAAGAGAATTAAGTTTTTCTTGAATGTCTTGATTACCATCTCCACTAATAGCATAACCTAAAGCTTTTCTAAGAATATTCTTGTGTTCAGGAGACATATCCTGAGCATCAACCATACGATTAATATCAGTTTGTTTCATAACTAGTTAAAATTAAAATTGATTTAAACGTTTATCTATATCTTTATAATCATATCCAAATTTAGCAAGTATAGGTTTAATTATCCAACTCCAACTAACAGGAGTTATAATAGCAGAATTAACTATAAGTTTAACTTCTACTCCAACAAGATAATAAACTATACCAACAACAATCATACTAATAATTAGAATAAGTCTTTTCATAAATCTAGTTATATTCCCTCTAACAACATCTATAAAACAAGTAATTAGAATATAAGTTAAAACATTAACAACTATACAATAACTAAAATCAAAATTATTAGCAAGATTTTGAAGTATTTCATTAAATATTTCCATAACATTAATATTTTTATCTTTGCAAAGATAAATATTATTATCAGTACAATTATTCTTATTTTTAGTTTAACAAAGGTATTAACAAAATAAGCGAGTTATTACTGATTATAATAACTCGCTTATCTCTATCTATAATTGTACCAATCAATAGGAACACCTTTATGAGACATATCTGCATACCAACGATTAAATACAATTCCTTCATAACCATCAATATCATCTATGACATCTTTAACGTATAAACATAAATGTAAATCATCAACAACACTTCTACCTAAAAAGTCAGCTTTACACATGTTTGCAACATAAACTGCATCATAAACATCATCTTTATTATTTAAGACAACTCCATATTGATTCATCATATTATCAAGTTGACTTTTAGTAATTGGTACTAAAGGAACTTCATTACCAGAAGAATCTTTAGTAGTCATTTTACTAACAGCATATTCAACAAGTTTACGATTGAAATGTTTTCCATTATAACGAAGATACATAAGCATATCTTCAGGAATTTCATCATATTGGTCAAAAGAGTCTCTAGTCATAATTTTAGTATTAGAACCGCCCCGTAGAAGGACTTGTTAATTCACTTCTACAGAGCAGTTAATTATTTAATATCTGTATCTACCACGACTTCTACTATCATATTCTCTATCACGTCTGCGATAATCATAATCTCTATCATAATCCTTATCATAGTCTTTATCATAATCATCGTCTTCTTTACGAGAACACTCTTCGATAGTATCTTCAAGTTCTTGAACTTCAAGTTTCATTCTATGAAGTTTCTCTTTCATTTCAGAGAGTGACTTCTTTTCTAATTTAATCATAATCATTATTGTTTTAAGTTTTAGTTACAGCAGCTAGAATTTTAGCAATATCATCTTTCATTCCAGAAACTTCAGATTTAATATTAGCTATCTCTTCATCACGAGCTTTATCTTTAGCATATTGAGGATTTAACTGTTTAAGAACTTCTTCACATTGAGTAATTTGATTCTTATAATCATCAATATGTTCTACAATATAATTAGCATTATGAAGAGTTGATTCTACTTCTGATTGAATAGTTTGTTTAGTTTCAGCAATAATAAGTTTTCCATTATTATACGAAACTGAAGAAGCTCCACTAGGAACATTCTTATATTCAATCTTTTCATCATTAACTTTAATGGTTAGATTCATAATCATGCCTGAACCATCAATAGCATATTGAGGAACTGTAGTTCCAACAACTTCACCTATACTAAATTTTACATTTTTAGTCTTATCTAGAATATAAACAAGACTACCTTGATTAAGTGCAGAAAACATTATACTATAAGTTGAAGTTTATTATTTTGTTTATCAAATACTACAATATGAAGACCAGCTGTAAGAGCAGTCAAAGCTTCACCATTGCTTGAAAGAAGAGGAAGAGTTATATTATTAACCATCATTTCAAAACCAGTTGCAGTAGTTGTAGCTGCATTAAAATTAATTACCATAATACCAGCAACACCCATAACTCTGAAAGTATGATTAGGCATACTAAAAACAGCATTAGCAGTAGCACTGCCAGCAGTCGTTTGAGTAGCAGCTACTAAAGGTATACCACCACGATTACCAATGAATTCATTATAAGCCATAATATTACCTCCTATAGATTAAAGCCAAAAATTATTCAAACCATTATTGTTATACATACCATATTGATAAGCTACACAATTAGGAATAGCCTGGAATGGCTGATAAGGAACAGTAACAGTTTGAGGCTGAGCACATTTAATTTCCTGAACAGCAGCAGCAATAGGATTTACAGCAGCAGCAATCTGTTGAGCAATAACTCCACTCTGATGTTCAGTAGTAAGCTGAGTCTGCAAAGAATTAATCTTATCTTGCATTGCAGCTTTTTCAGAAGCATCAAGTTTAGCTATAATTCTATCTCCAACACTATCTACTGATTTCTCAAGGTTACAAGTCTGGTCACGAAGAGCATAACCAACATCAGCAAAACCACGAGTAACAGCATTACCTACAGTACCTACAGATTGTTTAATAGTATCAGTTTGCTGAATAGTAGCAATTTGATTCTGATAATTACCTTCAGTAATAGCATTCTTCAAGTTGCAGCAGCAAGTTGCTAACTGATTAGCAAGAGTCATAGTATTCTGAGTACAAGCATTAAGAATAGCACCAGTAGAAGAATCAATCTTACAACCTATCTGAGTAACAGAATTACTAACACCATTAATAGCTGCTTGAATCATATCAACCTTTGCTCCAAACATTGAAGCTAAGTTCTGAACAGCAGCACCATTACCATTAATAGCTTGCATGAGAAGATCACGACCATCATTATTATTTACCATATTTGCAAGAGGACCTAAGCAACCATTGCCATTTCCACAAGCATTACCAAACAAACCACCATTACGCATAAGAGGATAAAGGAAAAAGAGAAAGATAATCCACATCCAACCTCCACAATTCATACCTCCACCATTCATCATAAGAAGAGGAAGCAAACTATTAACATCACTAGTTTGTTTAGTTCCACCATCAGGGAACATAAAAATCTTAGAATCGTCCATAATTTAAAAAGTTAAATGATTAATAATAAAATGTACTATACTAGTATTTTGTACATTGCAAAGATAAGGATGATTTCTATTATAAACAAAAAGCAGATAAACTAGTTATGTTCTAGTTTATCTGCATTATAAGGTAAGTCATAAAAAGGATTTTAATAATCTCTTTATTTTTCTTTTATTTTCTAAATACATATAGGCTCTACATCTTTATTAAGAAGTGTAGCTTGAGCAGTAGCAAGTCTATAAACTCTAGAAGTTTTTAAATAATTAAAAGCAAGTTTCTCTAAATGTCTAACAGCTTGAACAGTTCTATTAAGAATTTGAGCTGTAGTTGTAACACTAAAACCAGCATGAATCATTTGCTCTACTACCATACATCTAGTCATTACAAGATTTTCAGCACGAGATTTACCAAGAACTTCTTCTCTTGTAATACTTAGAGTTCCATCAGAATTAGTTATAGCACAACATTTAATAACATTATCTATAACTCTCCATAATTCTTTTTCTTTATCATTCATTGTTTATTATTCTAAAGTTAATTTTTTCATACTACAAGTACCATTAGAACAAGTAGCAATAAAAATATCATCATACTGACTAAATTTATACATTTGATTATTAAAAGGAAAAACTCCATTATCAGTTTCTATACCATATCTACTAGGAGGAGCTATATTTTTAGAAATATCAGCGTTCCAATGAGTATAACAAGTTAAACCTTTTTTAGCAAGAAATCTTCCTCCTAATATCCTTCCATCAAATAATATTTTATCAGGACTATCTATTACTGTAGTATTATCTATACCTGATTCTGTAAGTTCAAATCCTCCAGCAACATATATAGCAGCATTTTTAAGAAGATTTATTAAGTCAATACTTCCTCCATTAGTAGTCCAAGCTGTATAGCCATTTCCGTTATTATTTGCCAAAAAACCATTAGCTTTAACTTTATCAGCAACTGTAGCATTAGTAGTAGTAATACTATTACTATTAATTTCTGTTTTAGAAGTAACACGACTAGTATCACCATCTAGAGATTCAATTCTTATACTTCCATTACCAATATATGTATTTCTAGGATTTAAATCATATTCAATAATTCGTATACCTTCTGTAAAATCTATATCAAGAGTGCCAGTCATTCTACCACCACTAAGAGGAAGATAAGTAGTTTTGACTGCATCAAGAGCTTTTTTATCTTCAAGAGACATACAGCCATCTGAAGTGGTTGTAGCATTACTAATACGTATTAGCTTACCAGATCTACTACCAGCATATATTAAATATATATCAACACCTTCTAAAGTTCCACCTTCTTGTCCTCCAGCTTGAGTAATGTCTATATCTGTAATAATTTTATTTTAATATCATTAATCATATCTTGAAGACCAGGTATAGCTTCAATATTTAGTTTAGGTAGAAAATCTATAAATCCTTTAATAGTCTTTTCTTTTAGTTGTTTTATTTTCATGTTATCTAATATTTTAAATTGTTCTACAAACGATTAATTTTATTCGGTTGATAAATTATGCAATTAATGAAATGAATGCCAACAGACCTCCAAGGATAGCTCCATAACAATCAAACTTTAAATCTTTAAAGTCAAATAAGCCATTTCTAAAGAAATCAATAACTTCTTTACCAATACCTACAAAAATAGCAACAATAACACCTAAAGTAGCAGCAATAATAGCACTACGATTAAAGATAGTTACATCACAAACTGCAACAGTCTCTGCAATAATTATACAAACCGATAAATGAATAAATTTATCAGTACCAAATTTATTTACTAAATCATTAATTTTAAACATATTCTTAATTATTATCTTCTTCAACATAAATTTTACCATTATCTTTATTTGCTTGATAATTATCGTAAGCTTCTTTATTTTCTTTATCAAGACTTAAACTTACAACATTATCTTCAATAACACCATCAGCTTTAACTTTACCATCAGGAGTAATAGTATATTTAAAATCAGTATCATTTATTTTAATACCATTTGATTTATTATAAGCATTTATTTGTTTAGAAACATAATCTATAAACAATTCTGCTTCATCAGTTCTTCCTTGAGTATAAGCGGCACAAGCAGATTGAAATATATTCCAACAATTAAATACAATACTACCATTACCTTTACAACCATAATTACAATCATTGAGAATAGCTTTACCCCCATTAGCTATAAGACTAAGTAATTTACGATAAGTAGGAATCCATTTAGTAGGAATAGTAAGATATACAACTTCAACATCTACATTAGTACCTGCATCATATTCATCATTCTCAACATAAACTTCATTATATGGAGAATTAATAGCATTAAGTGTAGAAGCATCAATGCCTTCTACGGGGGGGTTATTTATATTATCATTCATATTATTACATTAAATATTAATTACTACATTACTTAAATTATTAACTTCATTATCTGTAAGAAGTGTAATATTTTCATAGCAATGCTTAACCATTTGAATAACACTAAGTTTAAGAACTTTACTTGTATTAACTAAATAACCTTGAGAAGACAAAGCATCTATAGTCTTAACTATATTAACTTCAATCTTCTCAAGGTTACTCTGAGATTTCTTTATAATTAAATCATTATTCATAAGAACATCTTATTAATGATTAAAAACTTTATTGTTTACAAAGACAGAATGTTCATCTGCTATAATGTCAAGACGATTACTAATTTGAGCAATTCTATTTAAAGAATCTTGACCATTATAAATTATATCTAAACATTCATTAGCAATATCATCAATCCATTCTTCTTTTAATTTAGTAGAAAGATTAACTCCATTTATGTCATACGCTGAAAATACATTATAAAGTTTGTAATATTCAGTACTAACAAGTCTAAGGACATTTTGTTTAATAAGGTCTTTATTAGCATCTATATTATTATGAATAATGATATTATTACAAGTGTCTATAATCGCATCTTTAAAACTAATAAAACCTAAAACTATAACATTCTTAACTTTAGCTCTTTCTTTACTTTCAGCATCTTGGAAAGCTTTATCTAATACTCCATTAAGTTTAACAACGTTTTCACTAACTTGTTTAATAGCAGAAGCCATTTCAATAATAGGTTTGTTTCTATCTTTAGATTTAAACAAGTCAACTAGTTTAACTATAAGAGTATAAGCTATATAAATTCCACTACTTATTAAAACAGTAATATAAGATGAATCTTTAATTGCATCATTAACTATTTGATTAACTTCATTAAAGTCACCCATTGTATCTATATAAGTAAAATAAATACAGCTCCCCCGTAGAAGAGCTGCATTATTAGTTTATTATTAAGCTTTATCAACTACAAAGATTTTAGGAAGAGCAGCACTATAATCTACATTTGCAATTCCAGTTTTCTGAGCATTAGTAGAATCTTTTGCACGACCTACAGCAATAATAACATCTTGCCATATAGATTCATCACGAGTACGAGCAGCTTTTCGACCATACTTATAATGAATAGTGTAAACATCATACCAATCATCACTTAATTCCATAGGATAACCTGGATAGATAGTAGCACCATCAGCATAAGTATTATTAAAACCACGATTTTGAGCGCAAACAGAAGCAAGATGCTTAACATACTCTTTGTCGCAAATTGGAGCTTGAGCTTGTGTTTGAATACCAAGTGTTACCAAACCATAAGCATCATCTACAGCTTCAAAATCCCAATCTTGATAATCTTTACCTTCAACCTTAACTTTATTAGCTGAAACAGTAACTTTAATGTTAAGCTTATCACTAGCATTCATCTCTTCAAGTTGCTTACCAAGAGAAGCAGCAAGTTGCTCAGCAGTTGTAACTTTACCTTGACGATAAGTATCAGTAACAGTCCAAAGATTACGCTCATTGAAAACTACACCTTTCTTCTGAAGTTCAAGACTATAATTAAGTCCTTTTTCAGGAACAGGAAGAGTAATTTCACGACTAAAGTTTACACCTTCTTTAGGAGAAGCTTTAGTGACAGTATGAGTAAGTGCATCAATAACACCAGTAATAACTTGACTATTTTCTCCACGACCATACATAAAGAAAATATCATCTTCTTTCATATCGGCAGAACCTACCTTACCTGCCTTTGTAATAAGAGTAGCAATTCTACTATCACCATTACCAGCCATTTGAGCAAAAGCCATTTGACCAGCTAAAAGTTTAGTACCATCAGTAACTACAGCAGTATCAGTAGGATAAGTAGTACCACTAGGTATAATAAATAATTGTTTCATTGTTATTTAAATTTTAACGATTAGTATTATCATTATCGCCTTGACGATAATTATTTCTTAAATTCTCCCTTTGTTGAGCTTCTTGAGCTTGTTGAGTAACAGCTATACTTCCAGTTACAGCAATTCTATAAAGTTCTACAGCATGTTTAACAATATCAACATGAAGATATTCAGGAAGGTCACAATCAACACTGGTTCCACCTAAATCATCAAGAAATTTAACAACTGCTGGTTTAGCAATATATGACAATCTTAACTCTTTAACTAACATACCATCAAATGTATAAGGAGTTCTATCTTTATCAGGTTTATCAATATAAAGTTCAATATTGTCATCGTGAATACTAGCTACAGGACTTCTAAGCTTAGGAGCAAGGAGAAAATCATTAACTACATCTGCCAAATACATATCATCTATAATACGAATTGGAAATATGTTAGATGTAAAATTATTTTTTGAATAACTAATACTTAAATCTACAATATAAATATATTGAATAGCTAAATCTTTACTAGTGTTTCCAGAATCATATGTTCCTTCTTGTAAAAATCCTAACAAAGGTATATTATAACTAGCAATATAATTAGTATTTGGAGTAGGTAAAGTTATAGCACCTTTCCATACTTTATAAAGAGACCTAAGAGCATTAATTTGATTAAGCTTAGAATTATCAGTTATAACTCTATCATTAGTAATACCAATATTCTGAGTTATAATCTGATTAATAGTGTCGTTAATACTATTATTAATCAACAAGTCTATTTGTTCAGGAAGAATTGCACGAATATTCTGCATTCCCATTTGTTGGGAATATTGTCTGAACATTTCGTGCATTTCTTGTATAGTCATAACTTATATTATTTAAATAAGTTTCATCTTGTTTTCAAGTTGAGTCTTTAGACCAGCATTATTAGGATTATTAAAATAAGCAACAGCCGCATTTACATTTTCTCCAATAAACTGACCATCAGGTGTACTAATCTGTTGATTAAGTTCAGAACGAACAAGTTCACCTCTAGCAATACACATTTCAATAAAACACTTAACTTGAATATTCTTATCATTTACAAACTTATTGAACTTAGCTGGGTCTTCATTAACAAAGTCCATAAGTTCTTTTTCTCTAGTAATAACATCAACTGAAAGTCCTTCAGCAACATTACGATGCTTATAAGTAAGTATTGCAACATAAACAGCAAGAGCTTTAGAACGAGAAGCATTAAGTTCAATAAAGTTACTCATAGCACTCTTACGTTCATTAATAAGTTTCTTTTCTCTAGCAGCTTCCTTATCAACATCTTTAATGTAGAAACGAAGATTAGGGTTAGAACCAATAAAAGAAGTATCTTTAGCTACTTCTCCATAAAGAAGACAATGACGATAAGCAATATATTCACTTACATTAATAGGATAACCATACTTATACTTAGTAGATTCAACCGAATTAATTTCATTATTTCTAAGAGTAGCATCATCTTCTGTCTTTCTAGAAGCATTATACTTAGCTTCGATAGCATCAAGCTTTGCTTTAATAGCTAAATAATCTCTCTTATGATGATAAACAAAAGAACAATCTAAATCTTTCTCACCATCAACATTGATTTGAATATTACTAAGATACTGTTTAACTCTAGTAATAAATTCTGGATTGTTACTAGACATTGAAACAAGTTCAGGATAATAAGCTTCTACTTCACCTTTATTAGAAATAAGTTTACGAGTAGAATTAATTGAACTTCCAATTACAGTCTTAGGCTTACCAATAGCAAGAGAGTTAATAGCTCTATATGCAGAAACTCTAGCAATAACCGCAATAACAATATGTTTATTCTCAGTATATTCTGCATCAAGTTCAGCTTCTAATTCAGCTTTCTTTGCTTCTTCTAATTCCTTAGCAGTAGGATTTTCAGTACCACTATTATTTTGACTTGACCCTGTATTAAGTTTAATATCAGCCATAGTTATAATATTATTTTGAGTTTAATTAATTAGTCCAATACACATTTAAGTTGGAAGAACTTAGTTGCCTTATCAACTTGCAAACCAAAGCTATCCTTAACCTCATAACGAGAGCAATCAACATCAGTTGCAAGAGAATTAGTAGGAACAGCACCCCAAGAAGCAGGAATTGGAGTCAAACCTTTAACAACACCAGCGATATGAACTTGACCCTTCTTACGAACTTTACGAACATTTTGATGCCCATTATAAGAACTCATATCAATCATAAATGCTTGGTGAGAACAGATTGGATAACCAGTACGAGGATGGATACGACCATTAGCCTTATCATTCTCAGCAAAACTACCATTGTTAAGGAAAGACATATTCTTACAAGTAATGACATGACCATCAACAGTCTTATACTTACGGAAATACTTACCATAAGTCAAATCACTACCTTCCTCACTAATCATCTTATCACCAAGAGGAGTAAGGAAACCACTATCTTTAGCATCATTCTTAATAGCACGATCGAAATCCTCAAAGAAACCTTTACCACAAAGAAGAACTACTTCCATGTTACCAGTATCAGTATCTTTATCAAGAACGTCACCAATAGTACGAGTAATCTTATTCAGAGTAAGCTCCTCACCATAAGTATCATAATTAGATTCACGACAAATCTGTTGCATACCAGCGGTATGAGGAATAGGCTGACCATTATCTTCATCAGTCATAATAATCTCACCATTTGCAGTTTTATTATATTCTGCAAACCAAAGACGCTCCTCAGTAGTAACACGTTGAATAAGCTCAAATTGACGCATCTCTTCATTAATCCAAAGATTAGTAGTACCACCACCTTTAGTCTTAAACTCGTAAGTAACAACAGTATTAGCAAGATTACCAGCAATTTCTTTAGAATAACGATGGAACTCAAGTTGAGAAGTCATCTTACCAGGTCCCATAACATTAGTTCTATTACCCTTAGAATAACTCTCAGGAATAGTAGGAGCAGTCAAAGACCAATAAGCACCAACTTTAAGATTCTTCTTAACATTTACACTAATAGTAGGGTCTGGGTTAGTAAGTTTAAGTCGATATAAATAACCACCATGAGCACCAGCACCAAGGTCTTTCATAATACGAACTTGAGTAACACCATCAGGTGCAATCAAACCATACTGCTCAATAAACCAATGAGTCTTAAACTCAACTTCAAATGTAGCACCACCTTTACCAGGAGTTGTATTAGCTTCATTAAACCAAAGAACAGAATCATTGAACTTCATACGACCCATGGTCTTCCAAGTCCAATCATTAGTTTCAATGTCCACTGTACCAGCAGCACCTTGACCCTCAGTAAGAAAGTTAAGAGGAAATCTGTCATCGTCCATACCAAAGGTATAAGTCAGAGCAGAATTAATTTCAGAAGGTTTACTAAGCATAAGATGAGCAATGGTTTCCTCATTAGAGTAACCTCTATCATCATATTCACCACGTTGTACTTCTCTTAATTTGTACATAGTTAAATAATTAATTTGTTAAACAATACCTAGAATATTAAATCATCTAAGTTAACTTTATGATTAGCGTTGGTAGGTTTAGTAATACGAATGGTTTTACGACCCTCATTATTCTTAGCTTTAAGTTTTAGAGTTTTAACTTGTTCAGCTCTAACAGCCATATCCACAAGGTCTTTATATGAACCACCTGTAAACGTTAGCCAAGCACTAAGTAATTCTTCATTCATAGCTTCATCTTCTGTCATAGACATTCTGTCTCTTTGATAAGCAGTAGCTATTTGACCATCTTTATCTTCTGTTTGACGATATAAATAGTTGAAAAAATCATCAATATTAGTTGTAATTTTTTGACCATTAACTTCACGAACAAAAGATTCAGGAAGTTGATAATCTCCAATTTTACGAGAAGTAAGCTTTTCATGGACATTATTCCAATAAGCATTTGTAGCTTCTTCTTGTTCTTTACGCTGAGCCTCAGCTTTTCTAGCATATTCTTCATTACGTTCAGCATCTGCTTTTTGAAGGTTCTCAAGTTGGGCTTTAGCTTCATCATAAAGACTACCATTGTCTTTAAGATATTTAATATAATTATCATTAAGACTAGCGTTTCCAAATTCTTCAGCAGCAGCTTTAATGATAGCTATTTGTTGTTGTTCATTATCTTGTTCTACTTTAATACCACTTCTATCTGGCATTTCTCCAAAACCACGAGGAGAACCATTAACTGCTAAATAATTAGCAAACTGAGCCAAAATAGGATTGTCAGTAAAGACTTTATTAACAGCAGCTTGTTGAAGTTCATTAGAATGAAGAGCAATAACATTGTCAATATATGATTTAACACCATCAGCGTCATCAGTAAATTCAATAGGATTACCATCTTCATCTACAATTTCTTCACCGATAGCTTTTTGAATGGAAGAAAGAGTAATACCTTTATTAGTATCATTATCTCCTTTATCATCTACATCGAATTGTTTAATCCATTCATCAACATCTTTAGCTTCTTTAAAGATATTGCCATCTTTATCAACAATATTACCGTTATCATCAACAGTATAATTAGCACCTTCAAACTCAATAACTGAACCTTTTTCTAACCCCCCCGTAGGAGAAACTCCATTATCGGGATTGTCTTTATTGTCAGGTTTATTATCAGGATTATCATTATCACCTTTATTATCAGGTTTGTCATCTGGCTTATCATCAGGCTTATTATCAGGTTTATCTAAATCTGTTTTATCACCTTTACCATTATTAATGTCTGGAGCATCATGTGGATTTGGATTACTACTTCCACCTCCAGTAAAATCAATATCGCCAGCATTAACCATCAAACGATTATGTTGACCAATACCAAGACTATTACGAAATACAAACATAATAAAAACTTTTAATTGATTAATTTAAAAAATCTAACAACTGTTAGTTGCTGCAAAAGTAGTATTTATTTGTTCATCTCCATAATTATATCCAGTTATTTAATATATATTATCATCAAATTTAGTAACATAATAATGTACGTATGCGTATATTGCTGATTATTAGTTTCAGCTTCAACACCAGCATAAAGATGAGCATTATCGGTTGTCGATTGTTGTTGATTACTCTTTCTACAAAACATTCGCATAGATGCAATTTCCTTCACTTATATTGGCAAAATGACATATAAGATTATTAACTATATAGCTAATCAAAAATGACTTCATAGAAACGAATTTAAAAAATTAAATAAAATTCTCTGAGATAAAAGAAAAGCCTCATCATAAAGACGAGGCTTAACTTAATTACTTATCATATTTGTTTTTATTAGTACGAGCAATTCTTAAATCATTCTTCATTTCTTCTCGTTTAACTTGTCTATCAGCAGCAGCATTATAACTATCAACAGCAATCTTTTCACGTTCAAGTTGAATCTTAGATTGTTCAATAGCACGTTTAGTTTCTTCTTGAAGTTTTGTAATATTAGCAGCTGCAAATTCATCATTAGAAGGATTTTTATCTCCAAGTAAAGCTATATCACCTTTAGCATATTCAAGTTGTAAATCATATTGTGCTTTAAGAGCAAGAGTTTGTCTATCTTGTTCACCTTTAGCTGCAATTTCTTGTAGCTTCATTTGATTAGCTTCAGCTTGAATTTGTTGGTCAACTTGTTTCATCATTTCTTCATGTTTTCTTCTAATCTCTGTAAACTTTTTAATGTTATCAGATATAGCGGCAACATTATCTCCAACAATAGCAGAAAGAGCAGCTTCTAAATCTCCATTTTGAGCAGCACTAAAAGCCCATTGTTTAAGTTGTCGAATTTTATCAAATTCCTTACCATTATTACGAACTGTAACAGAATAATCAGAATTAACAAAGCTATTAACATCAAGACTTAAATAATGACGTTTACCTGTATTATTATCATTATAAGATGTATCAAGACCGTCAATAAACGCAAGTTTAGCAAAATCAATATCTCTGTTATAATCTTTTCTTCTAAATTCATCATACATTTGGAAAATAACAATAGAACCAGTAGAAGACTGAGATATAGCATTTTCTGTAGTAGAAGCACCAGCAGATTGAGCAATTTGACCATAACGTTGAGCGTTCATATCAACAAGTTCACGAGCTTCAATTTTAATCTGCTCTTTAAGATTAGTAAGTTCAGTAATATACTGACCCATATTAACATTAAGCATTCTAATATTTTGCATCTTAACACCAGCAGTATCTTCATCATCGTCTATAGGTAAAACTCCATCAGCAGCCATTTTATAAATAGCATCTTCTGGATTATTAGAAACAAGAGATTTAGGCAAAAGCATAATCATCATCTTGTTCTTAGCAATAACCATTTCTTGATGATAAGCAACAATATTTCTAAATACTTGGAAAGGAGTAATAATATTTATAATACTAAATTGACCCATATAAGGAATAACTTCCATAATACCATTATAAGGAAGTTTACCATCACGTTGATAAGCTATAGGTCTAGCTTTAATAGGATAAATACCAGTATAACGAGTACCAATACGATAACCTTCATAAACTTGAGTTTCCCATTCCCAACTAATATCAATATCTCCAACTTCAGGATTAAGTTGATAATCTTCTTCAACTATTCTTTGGTCTTGCATACCTATATTATTAATATAAGTAAGAATACCTCTTTTAGCAAAACCTTTCCAAACTACGTGCCAAACTTCAAAAAGATTACCATTAGCTTCATAAGGAGCTAAATTATTTTGTTTAAAGAAATTTCTTTCTTCATCATTAAACTTATCACAAACTCCAGCATAAGCTTTATAAAACTCTCTAAAGTTAAGAACTTTATTAGGAGATTTGTCAGTATAATTAGAATAATATTTCTCAAGATAATTCTTATCTGTAACATCTAGTTCATCATCAAACATATCAATGATTTGATTATAAGACATCATAATTTTACGAGCAAACATATCATGGTCTTCAATCATCATATTGTTATTAGGAATAGGATATGCTTCAATTACAGGAACAGCTTCTTTATAAATCTTATGATTTCTAACATCAGCATAACTATAACATTCTCCAAGAGCACAATAATTAAAGAAGTTAGTAAGATATATTTGAAGGTCATTAGTTAAATCTCTAACATAATTAAGAATATCTTGACCTTGTTTACTTTCTTTATCTATATAATCTTCATTAAATTTATTAATAAATTCTTCTTGGTCAGGCATAGCACTTTGAGGATCAACACTATCAGGAGATTTACCTTGTTGTTGAGCCTCTTGAACAAGTTGCTGATACCTATTTTGAAATTCTTGTTGAAAAGCTTTTTCAGCAGCTTCTAATATTTTCTTTTTAAGAGCAGCATCACGATTAATAACAATATCAGGATTATTAGCTCCAACAACAAAGTCGTGATTGCCTTTAAAATATTCACCAATATAACGTCTAACAATATCAGACATTATATCATAATTACGAAGAGTAGCAGGAAAATTCTTATACTTTTCTTTATTAGTATTATAAGGATTAAGAGTTTTACGATATAGGTCATCAGGAAGATTACCATGAAGAATGTCAAGTCTTACTCCAACATTACTTCTATCATTCATACTCTCACCAAGACTAATAATATAATCAATACTATTAGCATACCAATCAGCTTTAGCTTTTTCTTCTCCACTAACTTTTTGTTGTGGAAAATCACAAACACTTCTAGGTGTAATCATATCTTTATCTTTTTAATTAAACATACCATGGTCTAGACCATATATCGTCTTGAATATTATCTACAGTAGTCTTTTTACGATGTACAAGTTCTTTTGCAGCTTTAACGTCACAAAGTCTCCATTGTAAAGCTCTAATAATCATTTCAGAAACTCTATCAAAATTACCTTTACTATTCCATTTCTTTAATTCAAGTATAGCTTGATAATCATATATAGTTTCAAAAAGATAAACAGGTTGACCAAGTTCGTTTTTACCAACTTCACTATAAAGCATTTCTTTAAGAAGACGTAAACCTTCAAGAACTTTAGTTCCTCCAGATCCATCTCCACCACCCATGTTAATACCATAACTAGCAGATATTTTAGCTTTAACAGAACTATCCCAAAGTTCAACAGGGTCTTTCATTAAATACTTTAAAGCTTTCCATTTAGTAAAATTACTAACAGTCTCACCTCTATTAACCTCAACACCTGTAGTACCAACACAATTATAATATCTAGCCATTAAATAACAAATCCAATCAGCTTCTTCAAGTTTATCAGGACGACCATAATAAGCACAAACACATCTAGTTTTAAATCCGTTATATTGAGTAGGATTTTCCCAACATCTAATACTATTATGAGAATGCTTATTAGTAATAGCTTCTTTTTCCTTGTTAACACCAACAGGGTCATAACTTATAGAATATTGCCCAGGAGGAATACCAACTTTAATACTACCATCTTTATCTTTATAAGGAACTTTTATAGGATTAAACCATTTACGTACACAACCATGAGGATGTTCATGTCCTTTACGAGGAACACCTTCTATCCATTCATAGAAATCAACATTAAGTTTACCTCCTTCTTTATGAATACGTTCATTAGTTTTAAATACTACTTTATTATCTTCTTCTACAAAAATTCCATCAACATAAAAACGATAACTAACATCACTTCTAAGTTTTTCTTCCCAAGCCATTAATCTCTCAGAACTAAAAAGATTTTCAGTGGTAGAACTAAATGACTCACAAGGCATATTAGCATATTGACCAAGATAATTAATATAATCAGCAAAAGTTTTAGCATGAGTTTTTTTATCTTGACGTTCTTTATATGCAATACGAAGACCAACTTCTATATTAGAATTACCGTCTTTATCCATTGCATGAATGCCACCAATCTGACCTTGAAGACCCCAACAATAAGGTTTAAAATATCCACAAGTTTCATTTCTAGAATCTTTATCCCAAACATTTTCAAAAGGCATAAAATGAAAATTATTTGGAGCATAAAAGTTTCTTTCAAAAACTTGCATATTACCACTAGTAGCAGTACCCCAAGCAAACAAGTTACCAGTAACATAACTACCAGTACGCATAGCAGGTTCAGTAACATTCATGTAATCATCGAAGTTTTCCATAGTAGAAACCTCCTCAGTCTTAACACTAATAGCGTCTTTACCAATAGCACAATCAGGATTATTATTAGCTGATACACTAAACAAAGCACTATTCCATGATTTAGGACTAATATCACCAGCAGGAGTTTTAAAACCAAGAGTAAAGTTTTCAGGTTTACGACTTAAAATACCTCTTTTAAAGAAAGTATTATTTTCATAGAAATAAAGATTCTTTAAAGTAAAATCAGTAAGACCTCCTTTAGCAGTAAGATATTTACTATCAGCAGCAACATGAATACAAACTTTATTAGGTTGAAGATTTATCTTATTAGCACTATGACTAGCCATAATATAAGAAAAACCTCCACGACGAGTTTTATCTATAAGAAGATGAAAACCATTAAGTTCTGCAAACTCTATAATAGCAAAAGTCCAAAATTGAGCATCAATAAACTTAGGAAAATCTTGTTTCTTCTTACCAACAGCACCTTTATCTGTAACTATAACACTAGCTTCATCAAGTTGTTCAATAACAATATAGTTAAGATAATTATACATATCACCACTAATATGAAGTTGTCTAACAACTCCATCTCTCATAAAACAAGGAGCTGAATATCCATGTTCTCTTCTATATTCTTCTCTTTTACGAAGTTGTCTATGAGGTATAGAATCTTCTTTATAAAAAGTATATTTACCTTTATTTTTATTATAAGTCTCAGCCATTTCACAAAGAAGATGAGTATTAACAAACTTATCTCCTCTACGAATATCAAGAAGAAAACCTCCACTATCTCCAATCATAAACAAATCATTAGGGTCTTTATAACCTTCATCTTTAGCTCGTTTATAATGAGATTTATCTTCATTTAAATATTGAAGAAAAGGATATTCATCTATATATTTTTCAACATATTCTTTTTCTTCATTCATAACTTATTTAATAATAGAAATAATAAAGAGTAGAATGCTGCCAATAGCAGCACCTACTCCAATATTACGTTGTTTCTTTAATTTCTTAACTTGATTAGTTAAAGCTTTATTATCAACATTCTTATTAGAAATAATAATACTATCATTATGAATAATTTCTTTAAGACTAGCATTTATTTCTTGTTCATATTTAAGTTGAACAAGTTTAACATTTGCTTTACGAATGTCACTAATAGCAACTTTAACAGAATCATTACCTAGCCCCCCCGTAGAAGGACTTGAGTAATTTCTACTTGATGAGATTGTAGAACAAGTTAATAGTACTGTCATCATCAAGAACTTCAACTTCAAGAACTTTTGCATTTTTAATACTATCTAAATTATTAACTTTAAGTTTTAAACTATCATTATGTTTTTGTAGTTCAATATCTTTTTCAATAATATTGTTATTTTTCTTATAATAATATTTAGTAATATTTACAGCACATACAATAGAAATAACTATAATAACAACCACAAATATACCTTTACAAAATTTATCAAAACCATTCATTACAAATCCTCCTCATTAATTAAAGTATAAGTAAATAGTTTACCATGACCTTGACTAATTTGATAATGAACTAACTTCATAAATTTATCAAAGTCTCCTTTATTAGCAAATACTTGACAACCAGCAGACCAATTATTTACTAATGTAGAATGTGTTCCAGCTTTATGAATATTAATACCAAATGTACCTTCTTCTACAGTCTTTGGATTAAAATCATAAATAGCATCTTTATTATTATCTCTATAAACTTTTACAGGTTTATATTGAACAACTGCTTCATATTTACCTTTATGATAACCGAGTTTCCAAGCAGAACGATATTGACCAGGAACAAGTATAGCACAACCTTTATAACTTACAGGTTTAGTCATACTAGTAATACCAGGTTCAGTAGTAGCAGCAAATATATTTCTAGATTTGATACCATACATATCAATATATTCTACTACAATAACATCATCAAATTTATTACTAACGCTATTGCCAGCATTTCTAATACCAATAATGTTAAGATTATACTTACCTTTATTAAAATAGGCATATCCTTTATTGACGAGTATTTTGCTGAAATCAGCTTTACTTGCTTTATTAAATAATTCTTCATTCATATCTTATTATTTTAATATACCAAATACATAAAATGTTCCATCTTCTGGAACTCCTTTACAAACATATCTAATATTACCAACTTCTTCAACATGAAGAACTTTAGTATTAATTCCTCTTCGTTTTGTCATATTACCATTGTATTTCAGTTTGTTTATTAAGAAGTCCTTTACTATTTAAATAAATACGTCTATCTTGAAACATAGCATCAACCATATCACGAATATAATTAATATGATACCAGTTAACAGTTTCTTCTCCGTTTTTATCTATTTCATAAAGTCCTTTTTCATCACGATAAGGCATTCCATATTTATTAAGTTTAAATGGTGTACCTATATGACAAAGACCACAACCAACACAAGGAATACCTAAAATAAGTTCAACCATTCTAGCATAAGTAGAAAGTTGAATTGTATAATGACTACCATTACATTCAGGAAGAGTATTAAAAGGAGGAAGCATAAATTCTTGTTTTTCAACCCATTGATTTGTAAGTTGAACAGGTTTACAAGTTTTATCTTTCTTATAATAACCACTTGTAAAATGAAGACCGTCTTTATTAGTCTTCCAATCCAATATTACAAATTGTTCAGGCTTTATAGCAAGAACATCAATAGTTCCACTAATTAAAATCTCAGGTAGAAATACACCTATTTCTGAATATATAGTATAACCACGATTTATATAATAATCAAAAACATCATATATCTTCTGATATTTATAATTAGTTGCTTTTTTAAATCCTTCAATATCTAAAGGATGAGCCTTAAGATTAGGAATATCAGCAACAGTTATACATCTTCCAGTATCAACTTGATTAAGATATTGAATAGCATCTTTAAACATACTATTACCTTTTATTCCATCTTCAAGACCATTATGTGTAGCACTACCTCTAGTACAAGCTTCATCTGTAATATCTTGCCAACGTTTAGAAAGTTCTTTCTCACTTATTCCAAGTTCTCTAGCTTTCTTATGAAGCCAATAATTCTTATCAAATTTAGGAGCATAATTACCGATAATAGTTGTAACACTAATATATTCATTACCATAAGAATCGGTATACTTATGAGGTCCTTCATCAAAATAAAGATAATTATTGCTATTAATACTATTCATATCATTAATATTATTTTAATAAGCAGTAGCATCCATACTAGAAGAAACAGCATCACCTCCACGAGCAATTTCAGTTTCTTTTTCATATAGAAGATTTTGTTTAGCTTCTTCAAGTTTCTTCATAATAGAAGGAAGTTCTCCAGCTTTTTTGTTAACAGCATCTACTAAAGTAAGAATTTCTCCCATACTAGCAATATCTATTTCAGCACGTTTAGATAACTTTTGATTAAGAATATCATTCATAGCTTCAATAGCAATATTAATATTATGAAGACCTTTAAGAATATTTTCAACAACTCTACCAGCTTCAGTTATATTTTGTTCATAATAACGTTTAATAAGTTTAAGAACTAACATACTAGGAGTATAATTAGAAGGAAGACCTGCTTGTTCAATAGCCATATTTAAAGCTTCTCTATCACTAAGACCAGCTTGTTTAGCAGGAGATTTAGGATCTCCTAAATAATAAATAACAATACATTCTTTTATATATTGTGATTTATCTTTAGTTTTATCCTTATTATAAAGTTCTCTAATATCTTTATCTAATAATTGACGAATATTAGGAGCAACAGGCATTCCGTTATCATCAATACTTAAAAGACTATCAATAATTAGACTATTGTTTATCATAATTATATTTATCAAACATATTATTACAATCTCCTATAACTTCAAGATTATTAAGACCATAAAAATAAAGTTTAGTAAAAGCTTCACCTCTTTCTTTAATAAGTTTATTATATAAATCTCTATTAAGAGTAGCCATTTTACTAACAACATAATTTACATATCTATTATGTTTAAGTTTCTCTTTATTTTCAATAACAAGTCTTTTTCTGAAAAGAACATACTTTTCTTCATCTAATATACTTTTAGCATCTTCTAGAAGTTCTTTATTGTTTTCAAGAATAGTTCTACCTTCTCTAATCTTTACATTACCAAGATAAGGAAGACCAGTCCATTTACCATCAGATAAATATTTAGCTGCATCTATTTCACACTGACTAACTAATTCTAAAGCAATATCTTTATCTATAATATTATCATCAATGCAATCTAGAATATCTTGTTTACGTACAACTCTAACATCATATCCATTAGGAAATGTTCTTACTTCTGTACCATCTTCTTTAAACATATTAATAAGTTTTTAAAGATTACCGTTTGGAGCTTCGGCTGCAAAAGCAGCCTCAACTCCGCACTGATTAGTTTCTAGAGACCCCCCGTAGGAAGTATTCATTATTCATCAGCCTTAGCTTTCTTGAAATAAATATCAATTATAGGAGTCTTATTAGACTTAGTAATACCATGAATATTACAATTAGGAATAATCTTAAAATCAACAAGATATACAGGATCTAAAACAGCCATACATTTTCTACGAAAACTACTATCACTAGCATCTAATGAAACTAATAAATTTGCATTTAAAGAATTATTTGGAGAACTTACATGATAACCTAATGCAATATCACTAGGTGCAATATTTAAAGTTTCTCCAAGTTTACTATTATTAATAAAATTAGAATCACATTCACCATGTTTAATCATCATAGCAATACCTGCAACAGTAGCATTTTTATTACGCTTAATAGAATCAATAATAGCAATAGGCTTTTCCTTATATATAATAGCCACCAAACTATAATCAGGAGCAACATCAATATTATCAACTAGAGTTTTAAGAAACTCAGGATTTACTTCACTAAACATAGTTGGAAGACTAAGTACATAATCAGACCCATTAAGATTTACATTTAAATTAACCATAACTTTAATATTTAAATTAATAACTAGATATTTACTATCATTACTTATGTTATATAATATTTTTAAAACACTTCTGCTCTAACTAATGATAATAGTAGTGCTCATGTTCATGGTGCAAATATAAGTAATTATATTGATAATACAACGACTAATGTGAATAAAAATCAGTCTAGAATGTTAAAATATGTAAAATGTTTTGCAGCTTATATAAAATAATGTATATTTGCAGATGGTTGAAGTAAAGGTGCTAGTTATGATAATATTACTAGTAGTAATGAAGTAGTAACAAATAGTGAAACTTCCCTTGAAGCCGATTAACTAAGTGGTATTACTTAGATGAGGCATCACAATGCTGATGGTGGTAATACTTACGATGTTAAGCCTGACACTGCACGTCCTCTTGCTGATTCATTATAATGATGGTGCAGATACTTCTCAACGTGTGGACGGTCTCCAAGATGATTCTTGTAAAGTTATTAGACATAATAACAGAGAAACATCGAAACTATTTTCAAGAGGTATGTTTGATACTTCTCGTAATAGTCAAAAGACTTATTATGTCTAATAAATAAAATATTAATCGGTGTAAAGCGTTACACCTTTACTCCTGCCAAAATAAAGGCTGCTAGAGTTAATTCTCTAGTAGCCTTTTTCATTTCTAATAGTTTCTAAACTAAAGCTAATACTAATCATACTAATAAAACTAAAGATGAATAAAATAATAAAGTTATAAATTAATTCATAAGTCCTTCTACGGGGCGGGTCAGTTGACATCTAGAACTTCATGTTTCGTCTAATACTTCTAATACTTATAAAGACATATATTAAACTCATAATAAAACCAAAGTTGAAATTTGAACTTTTGATTATATGACTATTGAAAATAAGAATGTTATTAAATATAATGACAATAATAATAGTTATAATTTAAATAGTGAAAATAATAATAATGATTATTGAACTGATAATTATAATAATTATGATTATAATGATTAAACTTATTATAATAATTGTGATTATTTAAATAACAAAAATCTAAATAATAAAACGATTATGATAATTATTATGATGATTATTATGATGATTAAAATAATAAAAATTAAAACGATTGTTGAACTGATAATTATAATTGTATTTGTTATTATGATGATGATTATGATTATTATTATTATAGTGAAATTAAAATGATGATAAAAATAATGATAAAAATAATGACGATAATTATTGTTATAATGATAAGCATTATGATTATGATGAAGAAGATAGGTATAGTAAAAATTTATATGAATAAATTAAAGGGGGAGGGTGTGTATGCTAGCCCCCAGCTCGAATAAGCGAAATTGAATGCCCCCGCCATCAAGCTGTAGATAATGATTATTCTTCTGCTGAAATTAAAACTCTTGATAAAACTAAAGTTCTTCTTTATCTCATCCACTATTATTAAGTTGAGCTTTCAGCTCAAATTCCTCTTCCACTATATTATTAAGTTATGCTCTCTTCAATTCCAAAAATGAAAATGGAAATGAGGACAAAGCAAAACAACATTACAAACAATTTAAATATTACAATTATGAGTACAAAATCAAATGCAAATCAGAGTGAAGAAACAAGAGTTTACAACAATGTAAAAGGAAACATTGTTGCCGTTACTTTGCCTAAAGGTATTGATGAACGTGTTACAATTAGTATTGATTGTGAGCCTTTTCCGTCTATAGACTTTGAAACAGGTGAAGAGATTACCAAGAGTGCTTTTGGTATCAATATCCGAAATCTCGTGAATCAGGTTGGCGAAAAGGTTGAAGCTATCGGTTTGGCTAATGCTTTAGCTATGGGAAAAGCTATCAATCCACAAATTATTAGTTTAGCTTTAATCGGTGCAAGTATTGAGGTTAAAAGAGTGTTTCATGCCAAAGGTACACAGCGTGAGCAATCAGAAGAACTTTACTCAAA